GATACCGGTATCGCTGTTCCCCCTACTCCGGCTGAAAACCAGGACACCCCGCCGCGAAAGGGAGTGCATCCGTGCGTCTGCGTACGTAAGCACTCTCCCATGTACTACACAACTCGAAACTTTTTCGTACAACGCGGGGAAACCTACTGGCTATGCCCTACGTCTCTCGCAGCTGTCAAGGCCCTGTTAAACGAATATGCCATAGCCGGGGGAGAGCCTGACCCGGATGTACAATCATATTTCAATAAGTACATTCGTCATCTGGCAAATCGATCGTGGTTTCTGGACAAAGTTACAAGGAAACATGTCAAATTAGCTTTAGAGGTACGCCGAGACAGGATAAGATGATGATGGTTAAAGATTGCGTATACTGTCATGGACTCTTCCAGCCCCGGAACGTAAACCATAAATATTGCTGTGCAGAGTGCCGTAAGGCAGCCAAGAGAGCAAAACCCTATAACGATATTTTCTATATTCAAGGGCGCCAGCGCAGGCGACCTATGATTCACTCATCCTAGAACGGCGACTTATGGATCTCACACCAGCTGAATTAGAGGTACTTAGAAGGAATCTGACTCCGCGTCTCACAAAGTACATTCCAGCGGACCACTATCCACACCCTAAGCAGGCTGCGTTCCTTTGCTTGGACTGCAAAGAAGCGTTCTACGGCGGGGCTGCCGGAGGCGGCAAGAGCGATGCTCTTTTAATGGCCGCTCTGCAATATGTGGATGTGCCAGGATACAATGCCATCATTTTCCGTCGTACCTATTCCGACCTTTCTCTGCCAGGCGCTCTTATGGACCGCTCCCAGGATTGGCTAGCACCGACAGATGCTAAGTGGTCTGATCTAGATAAGAAGTGGTCGTTTCCCTCCGGAGCTACTTTGAGTTTCGGATATCTTGAGAACGAGGGACAGAAGTACCGGTATGCCTCCTCTGAGTTTCAATTCATCGGTTGGGACGAGCTTACACAGTTTGCTGAGACGCAATACTCGTTCCTATTCTCTCGCCTGCGACGCAATACTACACAAACCGACAATGGAATTCCACTACGAGTCAGAGCGGCAGCCAACCCGGGCGGACCCGGTCATGAGTGGGTGCGAAATAAATTTATCGTCAATCCTGGCAGCCGAATTTTCATCCCTGCTGGCCTAGTAGATAACCCATACCTCAACAGGGAAGAGTATGAAGAGTCCCTGATGGAGCTGGACCATCTTACTCGCCAACAGCTTATGTATGGGGACTGGGAAGCGCAGCTAGAGGGCACGCTGTTCAACAGGGATTGGTTCAAGATCATAGATCAGGTTCCTGAGGGTGTGGAGCTGCGTAAGAAGGTGCGCTACTGGGATCTCGCCGCTACAGAAGAAAAGCCAGGAGCAGACCCGGACTTTACGGTCGGATGTTTGCTCGGGATCGGAGATGATGGGCGGTATTACATATTAGACATTGCCCGATTCCGGGGATCTCCCGGTGAGGTGGAGACCCGTATTGCAAAGCAGGCCCTTATTGATGGGCGCAGCGTAGAGATCTACATGGAACAAGAGCCTGGTTCGTCTGGTGTCAACACTATTCATCACTACCGACGCAGAGTCTTGAGAGGATATGTCTTCCGAGGCATTAAGACTACCGGTTCTAAGGTAGAAAGGGCGCGCCCGGTTAGCTCCACAGCAGAAGATGAAGATTATGTGATGATTCGCGCAAACTGGAATCACACTTTCCTCGACGAAATAACTGCCTTCCCTCTATCCATGCACGATGACCAGGTGGACGCCCTATCCGGAGCGCACGCTCAACTGTCCAAGAGAATTGGACCACAGAAGTTTGATGAAGACGGCAAACCTATCAAGCGCAAGCGGCGCAAGCGGGTTTCAATTTTTTAGGAGGTGAATCGACTTATGGCACGTTCGACCAGCACAACAGACATCAATGGCTACGGGATGAGTCTGATTCAGCAGATAGAAATCGAGGACCGGAATCGCGCTCAGCGCATCCGAAACGCTTGGGACGCTTATCGCGGTACCTGGGAAGATGTGACACATAGCGCTGATCCCGGAGTAGACGACAATGTGAAGCTGAACCCGGCTCGCTTCTTAGTCAATACTGGAGTGCACTATCTGTTCGGCCAGAAGTTCGAGATCGAGGGGGACTTCGACGATAAAAAGCAACCCCAGTGGAAAAAGGATGTTGACAAGCTCTTGCTTGTCAATAAGCAGATGCGCTTTTTCCAAAAGCTCGCCATCAATGGCGGAGTGACTGGCCACGCGTTCGTCAAGATTCTTGCTAAGGGCGGGGGCCCTAAGAAGGATATGCCCCGTTGGATTGTGCTAGACCCTGGCACGGTTACAGTAGAAACCGATGATCACGATCTAGAAACAGTCCTCAACTACACCATTACGTATGAGACTGTGGACAAGCCCTATGCTGACGGATCCCTGGCGCGCGTCATCGTGCACCAGGAGTCGTACGACTATAACGAGGTAACTAACCACTGGGATATCGTCATCCGGGAAAGGTACGACGATGAGAACGCGTGGCGTACTATCAGCACAGCCGAATGGCCGTTCGCATGGGCGCCTATTGTGGACTGTCAGAACCTTGTGGTCCCCAATGACTTCTGGGGACTCCCAGATCTGGAGAAGGATGTAATCGACATCTGCCGGACGATTCAGCGCATTGCCTCGCACTGCGCGAAGATCGTGCGAATCTACGGTTCTCCACGCGTAGTCGTTGAGGGCATGACCTCTGATGAAGCCGATGAGATCGACGTCTCAGAAGAGAACATCGTAACTCTCCCAAACCCTGACGCCACCATGAAGGTCCTAACCTTCACTCCCGATCTGACCGCGTCACTCAACACCCTGAAGATGACCTATGAGGGTCTACGGGAGATGACACAGGTACCGGAGATCGCCACAGGGCAAACTGAACACGCAACCCGGGCGTCGTCTGGCATCCAAATGTCCATGATGTTCGCCCCCATCGTTGTCAAGACAGAATCCAAACAATTGAGCTACGGAGATCTGATCCTGGAACTCCTGCGTCGCTCTATGGTCCTCATGGATACCGACCTGCCTAAGGGTGTGGATGATCCTTGGGAGATCATGGATATGTATATTCAGTGGCCTGAGGTTATGCCTGGTGCTGCCTTCCTTGAGCGCCAGACGTTGACTGTGGACCAGCAACTCGGCGCCTCGATGGACACGGTCCTTACAAAGCTGGGTTACGACCCAGAGGTGGAGAAGACCAACATCATCGCGTGGCTGAAGGAGGTCATCAAGGAGGTCCCCGAGCTTGTGGATACCAAGACTCTGGCAACCAACATGATGCCCGTTCCGACTCCACCCCTTCCACAGGCTCGTATGTCAGGTGTCGCACCCACAGGCAGTATGGGAGGGGCCAAATCAGCAGGTGTGGCTAAGGGGTCTGGAAAGCAGCAAGGCCAAGGGCCGGGACAACAGGGCGGAAACGCCATTACCAATGCCGCAAACGCAGCCCCCAAATAAAACACTGAAAAAGGACTAGGTAATTTGCGAAACAACTACTATTTTTGTACCAAAGGAGTGTGATGTATAAATGGATCAGGTATCCACTACTGACGCAACGCAGGACGCTACGTCAGGAACAAGTACAGACACAGGTACAGGTACAGAAGCAGAGACGCAAACCCAAGCGTCGGATGCTACAGACCAAGGACAGAAGAACTTTGATCTTGCGTACGTTGAGAAGCTGCGGAAAGAGGCAGCTAGTAGCCGTACTAAGAACAAGGACATGCAAGCACAGATCGATGCTCTCACAGCTTCGCTCAAGGCTAGGGAAGACGCAGAACTCAGCGATCAGCAAAAGATCGTTAAGGAGCGCGATGCCCTGGCCAAGCAGCTAAAGGCGGCGAACGAGGCAGCCTCTCGGCGCTCCCTTGATTATGAGGCTGTGGTATTGGCCAACAGGCTGAACATCGTAGATCCCGATGCTGCCGTGCGGCTTCTAGACCGCAGCGACATCGAATGGGATGAAGCAGGTAATCCGACGAACCTACAGACTTTGATGGAAGCCCTCATCGATAAGAAGCCTTATCTAAAGGGCAAGACAAAGCAAGAGGTCCCAGATCTGGGTGCTAGTAATTCAGCAAGGACCTCTGGACGTACGGATTCTAAGGGTGCTGCCCTGACCCTAGAAGAGGTCACAAGTATGAGTCCTGCTGAGCAGGCTAAGAGGTGGCCCGAGGTAGCAGCATTCCTCAAGAACTACCGTAAGAAGTAAAACTGAATAGTTTTGTCCAACCCGCGAGAGAATCCAGGCGGTTCCGAGTTCGGCGCGACAAAAAATGCATAATAACATTCAAGTTACGCAACTCAATGGCCGGACTCGGCCGCTACTCTCGAAAGGATTGTGAGTCGCTATGGCTCTCGATAACTTTATTCCAGAAATTTGGTCGAACCAGCTGCTGGTCAACCTTTACAAGACCCTTGTATACGCGCAGGATGGCGTCGTAAACCGGGACTATGAGGGTGAGATCCAGGCTGCGGGCGACACCGTACGGATCAACTCCATCGGCCGTGTGACCGTGTCTGACTACAACAAGAACACGGACATGGGGTCTCCTCAGACCCTGACGGACGCTCAGTCTGTGCTGACCATTTCGCAGCAAAAGGCGTTCAACTTCCAGATTGACGACGTTGACAAGGCTCAGCAAAACCCGAAGGTCATGTCTCAGGCCATGGTCGAGGCGGCGTATGCTCTGCGCAACGCGGCTGACCAGTTCGTTGCTTCTCAGTACACAGATATTGCGGCTGCGAACTGGGTGAACGGCGCCTCTGACACGAACCCGTTCGAGATCGACGCGAACAACGACGCTACAGTGGCCAACATCTCAGGCCACGGTCTTGCTTACGAGACCCTTGTGGATGCGTCCGTAGTCCTCGACGAGAACGACATTCCGGAGGATGGCCGGTTCATCATCGTACCTCCGTGGTACGGCGGGCAACTGGAGAAGGACCAGCGATTCGTTTCGTTCGGTACTGCGGCCAACCGGAACGACCTAGAGACTGGCGTTACCAGCACCAACGGTGCCAAGACTCGGGTTGCTGGCTTCACGGTGATGGAGTCCAACAACGTTCCTGTAACAGTGAACGGCGATGGTACGCACATCTACCACGTAATCGCTGGCCACTCCATGATGTGGTCCTTCGCCGAGCAAGTGCGCGAGGTAGAGGCCTACCGTCCGGAGAAGCGCTTCGGCGACGCGATGAAGGGCCTTCACCTTTACGGTGCCAAGGTTGTTCGTCCGAACGCTGGCGCTGTGCTAGCTGTATGCCGTAAGGGCGGAGCGTGATCTATCATGACCTTTACTAACGTTCCTGTAAAGGACCTGACTCTAGAGCTGGCTCGCTCCGGTGGTGTACTAGACCTAGTCGCCTACGTAGCAGCCAACGGTGTCGCGGCTGCGACATCTACGTTCTGGGTAGCGCCTCACGGCACCTACTCCAGCACTGGCGGTACAGGTACCTCCCACTACGACCCGAACGGCGTGACCCCTAACGCCGATCTAGTACCGACTCAGCCCGCTGGGTTCTCCGGTACTTTCGGTAACGGCCCGGAGACAGCGGCCATCGCGCCTAACCTCACCTCGATGGTTAAGGCCTCGGCCGAGGGCATCCTCCTACTGGTGTCGAACACATCAGGGGCGAATGCTATGACTATTACTCCGAAGGCTGGCAACAACCCGCCCGCCTACAAGGCCACCAACGTGGCTAAGGACACTGCTACTGTGGTGCCTCTCGGCAAGCTAGGCCTACTGGGCCCGTTCAACTCATCTGAGCTTTCTCAGGTGGATGGGACCTTCCAGTTCGCCGTTACAGGCACCAGCCCGACAGGGTTCCTACTAGCTGTTCGCGTAGACCGTCGTTCTTCGTGAACTCCCTAGTCTCCCCATGGGCCCTAGTTTGCTTGCCTAGGGCCCATGGGGCCTGTTTATGTGAGAGGAGTTTAGATCATGTCAGTACGTCCCACTATGGCTAGTCTCATTACTCTGATGCGTACACAATTCCTAGATGATCCTGACTCTGTAGTGTTCACCGATCAGCAGATCCAAGATGCCTACGACACTCATCGCATAGACGAGTTTCAGCTACGCTTGCAAGAGGCCAACGACGTTCAACCCAACGGCACGATCTTCTGGCGTGACTTCTACGCCAACATCAATTGGTGGGAAGATGGCGTGCAGCTTCAGGACCACAATTTTCACTATGTAACAGCGGACTCTGAGGTAGAGCCCTTAATCGGCCACTGGCAGTTCGCACAGTCTCAAATCATCCCGGTCTACGCTACCGGACGGCACTACAACATATACGCCACAGCTGTGGACTTGCTCCAGTGGTGGAAGTCCAAGCTTAAGCTACAGATCGACTTTGTGGACTCAGGCCGAACCTACCAGCGTATGCAGCGTATGAAGTCTATCGATGGTCTGATCAAAGACTACCGATCGCGTATGAAGCCAGGCACTATCCGCCAGGTGCGCAAGTATGACCAGCGCGTCAATCGTCTGTCTCGTGGTCGGGGATGATCATGCCAGACTACAACTTTGACCCGTCTCCGGCTGATGTGGCCGAAGCACAGGCGTACGTCGATTCAACCCTCGATGACTCAGCAGTGTGGAGATCCGTATCCTACGTCCCAGATGGACGCGGAGGGTCTACACGTACGTTCTCTGATACGACAATACCCGTGTGGGTGCGAAACCCAGGGTCAAAGCCTTCTAGCTACTCCAAGGCCCCTGGGGAAACCACTTATTCCTGGGAATTCGTAATAAACGCTCACTGGAATCTACAGCCAAAAGATGTGCTTCTGTATAACGGTAAGACCATTGAGATAACAGATATAACCCAGCGAGGCACATCCACATTCTCTCTACTCGTGTATGGAAAGCAGGTGTCTGCATAATGTCTAGCGCGAACTTTTCCATAAATAAACTAGGGGCATTGAAGGGCGTGCTACAAAACGTAGAGGAATCAGAGCTTGATACCGCTGCGAAAGTAGCTGAAGAGTACGCCCGAGACCATGTGCAAGTTCTGACAGGGCAAACCCAAGCCTCTATCCATACCGAGATCAATAGTTCTAGCTCTATAGATCTGATTGCTGCGGGAGCGTCCCTATTCCTCGAATACGGGACTGTGCACATGCGTGCGTTCCCTTTCATGCGTCCGGCAATGGACGCAGCCGAACAGGTGGTCGTAGCGGACCACATAAAGAACACCTTTGAGTCCCAGGTAGGCGGTTCCTGATGGTTGTGGATATCGATGACGTGAATGTAGCGGTATACACGATCCTAGCCGCTGACAGCACCCTTACTTCCATGCTAGGAAGTGTCACGTCCATCTACGATGGGCTCGCTCCCGATGGCGCGGCGTACCCTGTGGTTGTCTTTGGTCAACCATACCCTTTGACGAGTACGGACAAGCAAGTCATGACAGGATCGTACGTCACGATCTACAAAGTTGACGTAAAAGCTATCGCTGGGGGAACTGACTCAGGAGGCGTAGCAGGACGGATCTCTAAGAGAGTGCACGAGATTCTGGAAAATGCAAACCTCCCGCTGCCTCAAGGATCGACTTTCTACTGTCGTCGGAGTGGTGATTTCAGCTATCCTGAAGAGGTAGACAATACGCGTTTCAGCCATGTGGGCGGAACATATCAGATAGAAGTAGCGCCATAGCGCAGAAGAGAGGTTACACCTATGGCTGACGCGGAGACACCCAATACCCCCGCAGCTCCAGCCCCTGCACAGGCCCCAGCCCCTAAGCCAGAGCCCGCGCAAGAACCTAAGCCTGTAGAAGAGACTCCAGAGACATACACAGCTCTCGTGGATCTTCAGTATGGCGATAAGTTCATCAAGGCTGGAGAAGACACTAACACTGTACCGAAGAACTCTGTAAAATGGCTACTTGAGCAGAAGTTTATCGCAAAGAAGGAGGTGACCTGAGATGGCATTCGGACACGGTAGTAAGGCTACTCTATACATGATGGGCCTGAACGCCACAGGGTATCTAAACGATATCTCTATGGACGGCAGCGTGGAAACGGCCGAGGTCACTGTCCTGGGAAATACCGGCAAGAGCTATATTCCAGGCTTGCAAGATGCTTCCATGAAGCTGTCAGGATTCTTTGACGGTAACAATCTAATCGACACAAACACATTCAGCTATACTGTAGATGCGTATAGCCGAGGACCAAGCCAACCACTAGCTAGCGTCATCTATCTTCCACAAGGTGACGGAAACAATGTCAACGGCTACGGCTTTCAAGGCCAAGTCAATAAGGACACTGTGAAAACTGCTGTCAATGCTGCCGGTACTGTGGAAGTGGATCTACAGTCGTCAACAGGCTGGGAGGGCGGTTACGTTACAGCCCCTCTCACAGCTCGTTCAGCGGTGAGCGGTACGACCGCTGTAATTGACAATCTAGCATCATCCAGCAACGGCCTGTCAGCATTCTTAGTTTGTACGGCGGTAGCGGGTACAGCTAGCCCAACCCTCACATTCACAATCCAGCACAGTGCGGACAACGTTACATATGTTCCGCTAGTTGCCTTCACGGCACAAACCGCCGCCGGAGACCAACGTGTTTCTGTTGCACCCGGCACGACCATTAACCGTTACATTCGCGGTTCATGGGCTATATCCGGCACAACGCCATCGTTCACTTTCAGCTCTCTAGTGAGCCGTAAGTAAAAGAAAGGGAAACACTATGAGTTTCGTACACGGTTCCAAGGCGGTTATTACCGTCAATGGCAATGCTCTGACAGCCTACATCGATGATGTCTCATTCGACGGAAGCGTTGAGACTGCGGAGACAACCGTCCTAGGCCTTACCGGTAAGTCCTACATCCCGGGCCTGCAAGACGGTTCGTTCAAGCTGACGGGTAAGTTTGACCCGGCTGCTGACGCTCTACTAGTAGCCATGAACCAGGTAGCAAGCCTACCGGTTATCTATGGTCCTCAGGGTTCGACCACAGGTCTACCCAAGTACACCTGTAACGCTATCCTATCTAAGTACAGCCTAAAGACTGGTGTTTCTGGCGCCGGTACCTTTGAGGCGGACTTCCAAATCTCCGGTGGCTGGACGCGTAGCGTTTACTAAGCCTCCTGATAGCAAGCAAACAGCAAGCAACGCAAGCAAACCTTAGGAGTTAAATAGAATGTCGAAGTTCGAGCGCGGTACCATCGAGGACATCCTAGCGGCAACAGACGTCCGTGAAAAGGAGATCGATGTTCCGGAGTGGGGTGTTTCAGTTCTTGTTCGTGGTCTGACAAAGCGTCAGCAGCTTGAGGTGCGTAAGCAGTCTCAACTGAAGAACGGGCAAACTGACGAGAGTCAGGTGGAGCTACACCTCTTCATGGCTGGCGTTGTGGAACCGCAGTTCCAGCCACAGCACTTCGCAGCACTGATGGAGAAGTCCTCAGGTGCTATTGACCGGGTAAACAAGGAGATCACAGAGCTCTCGGGTATGGGAAGTACTCCAGAGGCTGTAGAGGATGCGGTGCTTGGGTTTCAAGAGGTACCCGAGCGACCGGAACCTGATGAGGCTAGCGCTTGATCTAGGCATGACTCGACAGGAGCTGCTGACAGGGAAGAAAGCTCCCCTGTCAGCAGACGAGTTCGTTCTGTGGTTGGCTTTTTACCATCTAGAGAATGAAGATGCTGAGAAAGCACGGCAAGCTAAGTCGTAAACAATCGAAAGGCAACCGTTATGGTAGTCCGTTTAGGGGCCGATGGTACCGGTTCCAACGTTTCCGCGCTGAAGTCGCTCGGCGCTACCTTCATCAGTCGTTATACATCAGAACAATCATGGGCTCTTACTCCGTCAGAGGCTAAGACGCTGAGCAATGCCAGTATCGACATTGTCTCGAACTATGAGCACTACACCACTGACTACGCAGGCGGGTACAACCAGGGTGTCACGAACGCTAAGACAGCTTGGGCTGTCCATAAGAAGTGTGGCGGACCGGACGGGCGTCCGATCTACTTCTCAGTAGACACAGACCTCGACCCTAGCAACTCTCTTCTACACTCTTACTTTCAAGGCGCATGTTCTGTACTGACCGCCAAGCAAGTGGGTGTGTACGGTTCCACAGCAATCTGCAATACGCTGAAGTCCCTCGGCCTCGTTACATGGACATGGCGGACGATGTCTACAGGGTGGCGCGGAGGTGCTGGCGCGGTCAGTGACTTCAATGTGGAGCAAACAGGGTACTTCAATAGCACCTATGACCGCGATGCGGCTATCACTACTGATTTCGGTCAGTGGCGTGTAGGCGTTACTCCTCCCAACACGCCTCCGCCTCCTCCGCCTGTTCCGGGCATTCCTGCTATCTCCCTGGCGCACATCGTCATGCACGCCAAGGAAGACCCCACCAACGTGGCTACGGGCGCGTCTACCGACTACGCGGAGATCTACCCGGTACAGGTCGCTCTAGAGAAGTTCGGTTCTCTGGATGCCGCTAGCAAGGTGTGGACACGCGGTCAGTTCGGTTCGATGACTGTGGCTGCGTACTCCAAGTGGCAGCAACACCTAGGGTTCACCGGCTCTAACGCAGACGGTATCCCGGGTCTGACTTCGCTAACTAAGCTGGGTCAGCAGTCTGGAGTGTTCACAGTAGTGTCCTGATTTATAGTTTCAGCCCTTATCCTATGAAAGGGGGTGGGCCGCATGAGTGGTTCTGTTGTATCAGAGCTTGTACTTAAGTTTACTGGAGATACGTCCAATGCTCTCGCTGCTATTGGCGCTCTGGATGCTAAGGTCGGTGCTTCTGCCAAGAACTACATTGCATCCATGGGAAACATGGATAGCTCTCTCGGGAAGTTCGCGGCGGCCCACCCCGTTGCCACGGCTGCGACTGCCACGCTAGCCGCAGCTGTGGTTTACGGTGCTGCTAAGGCTGTGGAAGCGGCCTCGACGTACAACACCACCACTGTTTCACTACAGAACAACGCGAACATATCCAGTAAGGCTGCTCAATCCATTGGTACAGCCTTCCTGGAAACAGCGGGCAAGAGCACGTTCTCAGCTCAGCAGATCATGTCCGCCTATGCCCCCGTCTCCGGAATGCTGGGAGAGGTGCAGGGGCACGCTCTGAGCAACAAAGAAGCTATGTCCGTTATGTCAGGGGCCATGGATCTAGCCGAGGCTTCCGGCAATAGCCTGTCTACTTCGACTACCGATCTTGCGGCCAACATGAAGATCTTCCATGTTAACGCCATGGATGCTGGTTCGGCTGCGAACGATCTTTACAATACTTCACGTCTCAGTGGTCTGGGTCTTGACCAGATCACATCTGCTGTCAATCGTCTAGCACCTTCCCTTGCCGGTACTGGCGTTACGATGAAGGATACTGATGCACTACTCCTAGACATGACCAGTAAGTTCGGAGACGGACGTAAGGCCATTGGTGCTCTTGGCACATCTCTACAATCCATGATAGAGCCATCTAGTAGTGCACAAAAGGCCATGGCTGGAGCTGGTCTGAGTTTCAGGGATGCCAACGGACAGTTTATCGGCGTAGGGGCTACGCTAGATCTTCTAAAGGGTTACTTGAACGGCACAGCTGGAGCATCCTCAGCTGCGGGTCAGGCTGCTCAGAAGAGCGCTGTGCTCATGGCTCTGTTCGGTTCAAGCGGCTCCGAAGCAGACTCTAAGTTCAATTCTCTGGCAGACTCGCTAGGCAAGGCAACGTCTCACACTCAGTATATGCAAATCCTTACAGACACCTTCGGCAAAAGTGCTAAGGATGCTGATAAGGTCATTATGCATTACAACGACAGCATCGACTCTAACGGAACTTCACAAGGTCGTGCTGCTGTTCTTCAAGCGATCTTCGGCAAGAGCGCCCAAGACATGATCCCCATCATCCAGGGCGGTTCAGCAGCTCTGGACGGGTACGCGAATCAGGTTGAGAAGTCAGGTGATGTACAGACAGCTGCCCAACGAGCTTCTAATACTTTGGAAGGCGAGCAAAAGAAGCTCATAGCTGCCTTTAAGGATGCTGCGATTACTATCGGGCAAGCCCTTATCCCCGTCATACAAACCTTGATGAGCATAGTCCTTAAGATTGTCACGCCCATCATGCAATGGGTGACGGCCCATGAAGCCTTGGTCCAGACGACTTTGAAGATCGCAGCGGTAATCGGTGGTGTCGTAGGTACGTTCATGCTGCTATCTAAGGCACTTGAATTCGTACGTATCGCTATCCTTAACGTGCGCGCTGCTATGTTCATCCTTGAAGCAGACCCCATCGTTGCTCTTATTGCTGCGATCATCGCAGCGGTCGTACTTCTGGGTGTCGCAGTGTACGAACTTGTAACACACTGGAGTACCGTATGGAACGCCATCAAGGAGGGCGCCAACGATATCTGGAACTTCTTTAAGAAGTGGTGGCCTCTACTACTGGCTATTTTCACTGGCGGAATTTCCTTAATCGTGGGTGCCGTCGTCAAGTGGCATGACCAGATATGGGCCATCATCCAGAAGGTGTGGAAGGACATTACCACATTCCTGACAGGGATATGGAATGGTCTGACAAAGCTGTGGAACGACACGGGCGGTAAGCTCGTTACTGCGATTAAGGATGCTTGGACAAGCGTCACCAAAAATGTGTCAGGGGAATGGGATAAGATCTCTGCGGATCTGTCCAAGATTTGGTCCAACCTGACCGTCATTTGGAACGCAACCGGCGGCAAGCTGGTTACTACCATCAAAGAATCCTGGAATCTTATACAAGGGCCCACCGAGACGGTGTGGACCAATATCTCAGGGTTCTTAGGTCAAGTATGGGGCAAGATATATCAGGCTGCTGTTGCATGGTTCAGTCAACTTGCTCAGTATTTCAAGACTATCTGGGATTTCATATCACAGATCTTTACTATTGCCGGTCAAATTGAGTGGCAGGGTATCCAGACTGCATGGCAGCTTATTTATACAACAAGCGTCACAATTTGGAATGCCATAGCAGCCTTCTTCTCCGCTATATGGGGAATCATCGAAGGCATCTTCCAAGCTGCCCTGGGAGTAATTCAGGGTATTTTGTCAGCGGCCTGGAATGTGATCACTGCAATACTTCAAGCTGCCTGGAATGTAATCACCGCGATTATCAATACCGTGCTAGGCGTTATATCAGGAATCATACAAGGGTTCGCCGATCTGGTGACCGGCAAGTGGTCGGCGCTGTGGACCGACCTGGAAAATATCGCTCGTACAATTTGGGCGGGAATCCAGGCGGTTATTCAAGCTGTGGTCGCAGCCATCGAGGCCATCCTTCAAGGAGCTTGGGCCAGTATCACAGCTGTAGCCGTTGGCGCTTGGAACTCTCTCAATGCTGTTCTATCAGGGATCTGGAATGCACTGAAGAACACTGCTCAAGCTGTGTTCACCGGTATCCAAACTGTGATTCAGGGTGTTTGGAATAGCATCCAGAGCGCTACCACAGCTGCCTGGAACGGCATCATCTCGGCCGTGCAAGCTGCGTGGAATAAGCTGTCTGGCATCGTCAAGGCACCTATTAGCGCCGCCGTGAGCGTTATCAATGTATTCATTGGCGGAGCTGACGACGTGATGAACGCTGTTGGTCTGGGTCGTCCTATCCCCACCATTAAGTTTGCCTCCGGTGGTAAGGTTCCCGGTGGCTGGGGCGGCGGGGATACGGTCCCTGCTATGCTAACCCCGGGTGAAAGGGTTCTGTCTCTATCCCAGGTTGACGCACTAGGCGGTCATATGGGTATTGATAAGATACTCGGTCTTGCTTCGGGTGGCGCTGTTCCGAATGTTCAGTACTTCGCTAGCGGCGGTACTGCTGGCAGCGGCAACGGTCTTCCTGGTGTTGGATCTGGCAGTGGTTCAGGCGGAACTGACACCACTAACAACAGCCTCTCTTCTCTCGGCGGAGGCCCCCACAACAGCAGTAGCGGTGTCTCTGACGTTGTCCACTTGGCTGGGAGCGCAGCATCAGCTCTAGCGGGCCTGGCAAAGGTCTTCGTTAAGGGTGCCATGATTGCCGCAGCTCACGTCGTTCTCGACCCTATGAAGGCTGCTGTCAGTGCTCTACCATCTGCTCCTCTGTTCGCGGGCATGGCTCGTGGAACAGGCCTGAAGATGGTAGATGGTGCGTTCAACTTCCTTACACAGCAGGACTCAAAGCACGGAGTCGACCCTGCTGCTTCGGGTGGGGGCGTTCCTGGACAACCCTATACAGGCGGCGGTAGCGTTGCTCAATGGATCGCAGCTGCGCTAGCCGCAGAGGGCTGGCCTGCTTCATGGGGCGGCGCTATCGGCGTCATCATCGCTCACGAATCGGGCGGTAACCCCAATGCCATTAACCTGACAGACTCCAACGCTGCGGCGGGTCACCCATCGCAGGGTCTGATGCAGACCATTCCGAGTACCTTCAATGCGTACAGGGATCCGAAGCTGTCTGCCAACATTCTAGACCCGGTAGCTAACATCGTTGCTGGTGTCCGGTATGCTATCGCTCGATATGGCGGGGTCAACAACGTTCCTGGCGTCGTGTCCGTTGCTCACGGTGGCGCTTACGTTGGCTACTCTGTAGGCGGTATGGCCAGTGGTCTTATCAAGGTGGGTGAGAACGGCCCTGAGATGATCGACCTAGGCGACCGTCACGGATACGTGTACCGCCACGGTGACGGCCCGCGTGGTGGGGACTTCGACTATGACCGCATGGCTCACGCTATGCACAAGCACGCTGGAGTAAAGATCGGAAGTATCAACGTGACCAAGTCAGATGCTGATCCGTCTGACATTGTGGACGAGTTCAACTGGCACATGCGTACGTCGCGTCTCGGAAGGAAGTAAGTCATGGCTATCGCAACTCTGCTTCAGACTGTAACAGCTTCCGATGACGACTGTGCCTCTCTGGCCTGTGTAGTATCTCCCACACAGGTCGGAAGCCAGTTGATTTGCTTCATCGCCACGAACGAGACCAACAACGCAAACTATGCTACAGGTGTGACGGACACAGCTGGAAACACTTGGACACTAGTCACCCGAGTGCAAACAGCAGCATCCGCCAGCCCTGGGGACGTCTCGCTTGAGGTGTGGCAGGCTACTAACGCAGGTTCTGTAACCCGCGTTACCGCAACATGGGCTGTCTCTGAATCCTCTACCTCGATGATGTTCTGTGAGGTATCAGGCGTTCTCGGTGTAGATGTATCAGGGACCTTCACTACTACTACATCTGTCCTAACAGAGTCCGTCTCCCCGGGTAAATTCGGAGACGTATTCTTGTTCTGCGCCGCGACTGGCAACAGCGCGTTGCCCATGTCGCACACAGACACGTCTACATCACAGCTAGCAGCGGCTGGGTACCGGTATACAGCAGGCACAGATACCAAGGCGTCTAACATGATCCTTACGGGTCAGTTTGCTTCTGGTGCTGCTCTTGTGTCTCCCACGGCGCAATTCTCCACAGCCTCCGCCACACACATGGCGGGGATTTGTGTAGCTCTCTCCACTCAGACTGCCACACAGTCTGTCGGGAGCGGTCCATCAGGCCTCAATAGCTCTTGGCAACTTCTGTGGAACGGCATGTCTATCGGGGCAGGCACATCCTACGGTATCGCTGAAGTCTCGGGTATACGAGAGATTCCAGACATGCGTACTACTGACGATGACCGTTCGCTGCAAGATGGCACCTTCCTAGCGCCCGACTTCATGACAGGGCGTACAATCGCAGCTACAGTCACCATTGTGGGTACCTCGGATGCGGACCTGGCAACCAAGGTTCAGACCTTCGAGAATGCTTTCGTCCCTAACACAGGCTCTACAGCTGAGCTACCTATATACTGGCAACTTCCTAACGGGTATCAGCGTAGAGCATTCGGTCGTCTGCGTCGCAGGTCAGCAGTGGTGGACTTCAACTATCAGTTTCATGCTGCCCAATGTGCGATACAATTTTATTGTTCCGATCCGCTCACATACGACGTGTTCGATACGAATGCTACATTGTCCCCGTCGACAGCCTTCGCGGGTCGTACGTACAATAGGGTGTTCCCATTCTCATACGGCTCTGGTGTAAACTCCAGCACCATCAATGCAGTCAACTCGGGCAACGTAGATACGTACCCGTCCATTATCTTCACCGGCCCATCGCAGAATCCTTATATAATTAACAACACCACAGGGTCCTACCTGTGGTTCAACATCACCATGAACCAAGGAGATACATTCGTAGTGGATACTCGTAACCAAACAGCGCTTCTTAACGGAAGCTCTGTTCGAGGCAACCTGATTCAAGGATCTACCTGGATGGTTCTACAGCCTGGGCTCAATAACCTACAATTCACGCCGGGGTCAGGCGCGGGACAGTGCCAAGTCGCTTTCCGCTCAGCTTGGCTGTGAGAGGAGATAAATCATGACTATGCGTCCCCCTGGATGGCTTCAAGCTGGCAACTACAGCGCGGAGAACGACCGTCTAAATATGCTGCCTTTCGTCAACAACGTGGGCTCAAGCACTGTCTCTCAATTCGTTGTGTCCAACGGCTGGGATGGCGGAGTAGGCCTAGACTACTCAGGTACTTCATTCAAGGTTAACCAGCGCGGTGCAGGTGCCAACATGTCCGTTGACGTGTGGCCTGGTTTCGCGACTGTTCCCGGTCAGTCCACTACGACTCAGGGTATGTATACCGCAGTATCCGATGCTACAGTCAACCTGGCTATTGCTACGTCCAACCCCACCAACCCTCGTATCGACCTGGTGTATCTACAGCTACAGGATGCCGCATACTCGGGGTCCAATAACCAGGCTGTCCTAGCCGTCGTGACAGGTACCCCAGCAGGTTCACCGGTTACCCCGGCTCTTCCTGCTAACTCGATCCCTCTGGCACGCGTAGCGGTAGCTGCCAACGCCTCTTCGGTTGTCACAGCGAACATCACAGACGTGCGCTTGCAGCTCGGCGCGGCTGGCGGATTGGTGCAGGCCCCGTCAGGGTTCATGCCGTTGTATGCTCCCAACGGTCAGGTTCTGTACCAACCCGACACAGGCGCCATGAAGGTGTTCGGATCAGGGTTCACATGGGAAGATTTCATGCAGCCTGGTGCCTGGCAGACCTATTCGCCTGTTTGGGGATCCTCGGGCACAGCACCGAGCCTGGGCAACGGTACTCTGCAAGGGCGATACCACAAGCTCGGCCGGAAGGTTGTCGCCCAGATCAACTGGGTAGCGGGGTCTACTACCGCCTTTGGCACGGGTAACTATACCTGGACTCTGCCTTTCGCCTCTGCCAACACGTTCGAGTGCTCGTCAGGATCCTTGATCGGCACGTGCGCCAACAACATTGTCATCGGTGTAACAGACATCGTAAACCCCAACACCAAGGGTTTCGCGTGGGCAATCAACACCAACGCCACAGCAAACGCCAACTCCAACACTCAGGTAGGGGCGACTAACCCGCACACATTCGTGAACGGTGACAGCCTCCGTATGCTTTTCGTCTACGAATCAGCGGCTTAATATGGCTAAGTACACGTATTACTTCGGGAATTTAGTAGCGGGGACTATCTCCGCTGCTTTGCCCTGCAAGGACGTGACTTACACACAACAATTGAACACCCCTGGGTCTTTCTCTGCGTCCTTGAATGTGTCCGACCCTGGGGTGGCCAACATGGACCCTATCACTTGGACAGCCCCGGGTAAGACAGCCCTGTGGATCGACCGTAACGGAGTCCTGGTATGGGGCGGCATCATATGGGGCCGGACGTACGACTCCACAAAGTACCAGATAGCTATATCAGGATCCACATTCGATTCGTATGGACAGCGTCGATACATCGATTACGATAATGTGGTTACGTCTACTGAACAGCTGACCGTCGCGGCTAACTTGTGGAACACCATGCAGACCAAAGCGCACGGCAATATAAACTGCCCTGCTGTAGTGACAACCCCCAGTGGCGTCACCATCAATGCTCAGTGGCTCACCACAGATCGTAAGCGAGTTATTGATGCCATCAAGGATCTGACAAACTCGGCCACAGGGTTCGACTACGCCGTGCAGGTTGCTTGGACCAGCAACTTGACTACGTCGCAGACCATGGTATTTGGATACCCCAACTTGGGGCGTATCCAGAGCACGAACCAGCTTCTGTTTCAATACCCCGGTAATATCATCAGCTATACGCTATCAGAAGATGGTGCCAGCGTCGCTAACACCAATCTAGCTTTCGGGGCGGGCTCGGGAGCTACCGCCCTTGTGGCAACGGCATTGAACACTTCCTCGCTTACAAATGGCTACCCCGTATTAGAGGGCGGGACGTCGTACAAGGACATCACCGACCCCACACAGCTCCAGAACTTTGCCAATGCGGACATGTACCTATACACGAACCCCCCGCAGCAAGTTACAGCTCTAGTACGAGGTGATCTTGACCCTATCATCGGCAGCTACAACCTAGGTGACTACGTTATGCTTCAGATATCAGACTACAGATTCCCAGCTATCCCAGGACTGCCGTACGGTATATCAGCAGCCTATCAGATTCGCAACGTCTCTATAGCTGTGGATGATCAAGGCGTGGAGCACGTTACTCTGACTCTAATGGTGGCCCCATCATGAGCGGCCGTCAATATAGCACTAGCTTCGAAGATGAGTTGTCTGATCTATACAACCGAGTTCACATCCTGGAAACAGCAGGACCTTACGACTCCCAGATAAGTACTATCAACAGCAGCCTTGCAGGCCTGGGGGCCATACGATCCTACACACCCGTGTGGGGTAGTTCCGGGACTGCCCCTAACATCGGTAACGGTAGCATCGCTGGGAAATACATCGTCATAGGAAAGTTCGCTATAGCCTGGGTTAGCATGGTCCTTGGTTCCAGCTCCACCTATGGCTCTGGCACGTACACGTGGACACTGCCCACCGTCTCCCACAACACCAACAACGTCCCGGAGATGCAGGGAACGTGGATTGGCGCCCCTACGGCGGGTGCTGTGTTCGGAGGAATCACTGATGTCAACACATCTTTTGGCGCTAGCTTGGGCTCTTGTTGGCTACAGGTAGGCGCTGCGGCGGGAACATATGCCGGTATCAACCAACTTACCAGCATCATCCCAGCTACATGGGTTAGCGGCGGCAGTATGCGCATGACCTTTATCTACGAAACGTCGTAAGAACCTGATGCGTAGTCGTCACAGAACGGCTAGTATGAAACCGTAAAAGCATGCTTATCGAGAGGGTTTTCTCATGTCTGACACTGGCACGACCGGAACGGACCTCAACGAGGAACTAGTAAGCGCGGTGCGCGTGGCTGCGGCTGCGGCTGCCGGATTCGGCGTCACACAGCTTGTGCGTCTAGGAGTACACATCGATCAAACTACGCTCGCTACGGTGCTCACAGCAGTGTTCAGCACAGCGTACTACACTGGTGTCCGCTACCTGGCTAAGCACGCTCCATGGGCTGAGCGTCTACTACTTCTTAAGAAGCCTACTTCGTGAAAATCCTTATACTGGACATCGAAACAGAGCCCCACAAAACATATACGTGGGGCCTGTTTAATCAGAACATTGGTATAACCCAGATCGAGGAACCCGGGCGCATGCTGTGCTTCGCAGCCCAATGGTACGGCGAGCGCGAGGTTATGTTCTGGTCTACTCATCATGACGGCCGAGACGCAATGGTGCAATCCGCGTGGGCCTTGCTTGATGAAGCCGATGCTCTGGTAACTTACAACGGGGACAAGTTCGATATCCCCCACCTCAATCGGGAATTTCTAGAAGCTGGCCTGTTGCCCCCTGCCCCGTATGCTTCTATCGACCTTATCAAGACCGTGCGAAGACAGTTTAAGAACGCTTCCAATAAGCTTGATTGGGTTGTGCAACGGCTCGGCCTCGGGGCCAAGACTTCGCACCCTGGCTTCCAACTGTGGTTGGACTGCATGGCTGGCTTACCGTCAGCGTGGGCCCTGATGAAGCGATACAACTGTCAGGACGTCCGTATCACCAGCAAGCTCTATAAGAAGCTGCTTCCCTGGATCATGAGTCACCCGAATGTATCGCTCCATGAGGGCAACACATCCGGGTGTAAGAACTGCGGTAGCTTCAAATATACTCTTGAGGGGAATGCGTACACTTCCATGGGTGTCTTCAAGCGCATGCGCTGCAAGGACTGTGGCAAGTGGCGCCGAGGTAACGTCCGTATTATGGGCGCTACCTCTACTGATGTCAGGTAGGGGCATCGTTTGTAGTAGTAGGCGGAGGAGTCGTATAGGGCGCCGTTCCAGATATTCCGGAGCGGCGCTCCATTTCGCGTATCTGAAGGAACATGTCCATCATCTGATCTCTCAGCATCTTGTTTTCCCTAGTTAGGGTTGCTACCTTGAGAGTCAGTTTCTCTATCTCTTCGCCTTGAGCATCGATCATCCTCTGTTGGATGATCGTAGCCTGATCTAGCATACCCAATTCCATGGACCGCTTCACCAAAGGCTCTTTGGCGTCTTCCTGCTGATCCTTGTGCCTGGTGTGCTTCCGATCCTGCACGATGCTATACACTTGCACTAGGGCGCCTACGACAGCGACCACAAGGCCTGTAAGTAGGGGAGTCTGTAGATCTAGCACGATCTATCCTCCCTAGCGTATTTCTTCCGGGCATCCCGGTATGGTTTCCACTCCATCATGATGATGTAGAGACGGACAAAGGATGCACCACCCCAAGCGGCAATGATGACCCCTGAGACGAACGCCTGCAATCCGAAAGAGAAGATCACCATACTGTATAGCAGCGCTGCGGTACCGAATAAGGTCATGCCCACTGCCTCAACTCTACACCCCAGTTCTAGGGCTCGTTCAGTTCTTGCTACAGCAATCATGCCTCGGGACGCCATGATGATCACTCCACTTAGAGTGAAGGTCAAGATCCAAAGAATAAGTTCCCAGTGTGGAAGCCTGGCCTCTAAGGCATTAGGTTGAGACTTTCCTAGAAAGTATACGACTCCTGAGAGTATCGCAGCCAGGGCCAAGAAAAGTTCGAAGGGTTCTGAGAAAAATCCCCAGCCATGCTTGAAGTATTTGAGGTTCTTCATAAAGGAATCCTCCTCCCTATATGTAGACGTTTACACAGCAGTATACCCCTACGTGATCAAAACACGTAGGGGTATACCCTGGATTCGAGTAGCGGGGACGGGATTTGAACCCGTAAAACAGGTGTATGAAACCTGCGTGATACCTAGTTTCACTACCCCGCATCGTGCTAGTTCTAGAGGCTTCCGCTTACCTAGTTCCGGACGACTAGCGCGCCCCTGACTCCGCGTTCCATCGTACCGAGTCAGCCTCTGATATAATCGTCCAGCTTATGCAAGCTAAACCCGTTGGGCTTTTTATACCAGAGCCGTTCATGCGACTTGTGGTCATGTCGTGAGATTCTATTAGCCACTAACGCGCAGTCGCCGCACGAGATGCGGATCACCTCACAAGGCAGGTTTCGGATCCTGATACAAGCTTGCGTAAACAGATCATAGGCTACCTCCGTGAGTTGAGAACCAATACGAGAACTGTATCAGGTGCGAGAGTAGAAGTCAACTGCCTTGTACTTTAAAATTGCTCCACGCTTACCCCACTTGAGTTCACACTTCCGGCCCTCACGGTCAAACAACACATCCTCGTCGTCAGGGTGCGTAGCGCGCCAGACCCACCCATGCTGTCCGCTGTCGAATACCACAGGAATAGGGGTATAAGACCATTGATCCGTCTCTGGCTTTCCATCGTAATACACAGTCACCTTGTGGGCGCATGAGCACGACGCGGGAGCTGCGCACGCAAAATGGGTTCGCTTCGTGCAAGGCTTGCAAATCACACATACACCCTCTCAGGATCATACTTCTCTACGTCACCCAGTGTGGGACCGACCTCTACCTTCACGCGGAACTGTGCCACAGTCTCGAACGAGGGAGTCGTCATGACGCGCTCTATAAGCTCTACAGCCTCATGTATCTTGTCCTTACGGATTTCCATAACGAGGGCATCGTGCACAGGGAACAGCATATCTCCCCATCCTCGCTCTGACAACTCCCGGTTGAGGATGTTCATGGACATGAGACACAAGTCAGAGGCAAGAGACTGCGACGGAAAGTTAGAGGCCTGATTCTGTACGTGCCTGATGTTCTGTTTGTTGATTAAACGCCAGCGACGTTTACGACCAAGAGTACTCGTGAGGTAGCCATTAGTAACGGCGTCTTCCTGCCATTTAAAGAAGATCTCCCGCCACTTCGGGAACCGGTCCCAAATGTTATCAATGAACTGTTGGCATACCTCCTCAGAGCCGTTGGTGATCTCCTTCATCTCGCCTTGCGCCAGGGCCCACGCTGTACGGCCGTAGCCCACGCCGAAGGTCACAGGCTTGCCGCTGTTCCTCAGCTCAGGGGTTACCTCGTCGTACGGCACATTGAAGATGGCACTTGCCATAGCCGTGTGGAAATCTTGCTCCATCAGAGCCTTGCCAAGAGCAGGATCCTCTGAATAGTGCCACAAGGTAAACATTTCCAGGTTGGCATAGTCTACGTCCACGATCAGATACCCAGAACGAGCAGGGAACAACCGGCGAATCATCTTGGCCAACACTGGGTCCGTGCCCATCTTCGGAACCGTCTGCATCGCAGGATCCTTGATGGACAGGCGCCCTGTGACCGCAGCGAACAGGAAGCTGGGATGAATGCGCCCATCCTGACGCACGAACTTAGAAATAGCCCGTACAAAGCTATTTAGAAGCTTGTCCATGCGCCTAAACGAAACCAGAAGCTTGATAAAGTCGTGCCCCGCGTTACGCTGGCAGAACTTCTTATCTGTCGTGCGCCCCCATCTACCCTCTGAGAAACCTAGAATATCGTAGGCTAGATGAGATAGTTGCTTGGGTGACCGCACATTGATCTCATTGTTCTGAATCATCAGGTAGCGTCGGCGAGAACACTTCGAACACGACGGATCCTGGTTCATCGCTTCCTGAAATTGGGCGCGCCATGACGCGCGGGGTGTTGAGGAATCTATCCCACATTTCTCGAACACCCTTGGCGTACATGCAGGACACAGGACTGGTAGTTTTTGTGAAGCCGTGATAGTGGAATCCCAGGGAAACCCCACACTCTTCGCATAGTCCTTGATCTTCTGTTCGGCCTCGTCCACCATGGGAACCCATTGTTCTTCTAACTCCTTAGCGTAGGCCGTGTCTACGTCAATACCGCGATACTCGCAGTCTGCGAACGTACGAGCTGACGGGATCAGGATGTTCTTTACCACATCTGCTGTGCCTTCGCGTTCCACAAGCTTGGGCAGGATAAGACTCAGCTTGTACGTGTTGTAGACGTCGTAGCAGCCATACTCGGCCAGAACGCGCGGAGGACACATGTCCCACGGGTCTCGCTCCGGGTCGAAGTACTTTGACAACTCCTCTTCATAGTACGGAGCATTGAGGTACTGACGAGACAGGTACTTAAGTCCCACCTCTTTGTACTTCTCAGTCAGCCCTAGACCCCAGCACAGGGTATCGTCGTCCCTCTCCCCAAACTCAAGATCCATGTGGTACTTCAGTACCTTGCGATCATGAGACAGGTTGTGGAAGATGATCCTAGTGCGAGGGTTCATAAGCACGCTACGGAGAGCCCGTGAGATTTCCTCGTCTGCCAGAACGCCCCACGTAAAGGCGTACGCCACAGCCCCATCATAGATCTGGAGCATCGTCATTGGGTTGAAGAAATCTAGGTCCCTAGACTCCGTGTCCACTGCGAGGGTTAGGGCGCCTTGTTTGAGGTCGCATAGCCATCCGTGGATCACCTCAAGAGCGCGCACCTTCTCAGTAGGCGTAGGGGGTTCCCAGTACCCTGACCAAGTGTGCCACTCAGCACGGTCCGTTCGCTCACCGTCGTGCCCGATGAACTCCCATTTGACCTGCATGCCGTTCTTGTCCGGGAGTGCTAGCTCTCCTTTGCAGATGAGTACGGCTCTATCAATGGTCTTATAAATATCGTCAAAGACATTGATACTGTCCTTCTGGCCTGACAGGACAGCTCCCGCGCTGTAGGTCGGGATGACAAAGGATTCAATGCTCTTGTTGTAGTGCATGGCGCCCTGGATCTTGGACAGGGGCCGTGTGGTTGCACACAGAGCCTTGACGGAGTGCACTCCGGCAGCTATCACGATCTTTGGGTTGTGGTCTCGGATGTCATCTACGGACTTAGCGTAGTAGACATCATCAACCGAACCGCCCACATCCTCAACTGTTGCGCCGAACAACAGGCGCATGCCATCCTCTCCGTTAGGGCAGTCCCCTAGGATGACGATATCACTCTGTGAGAGCATTCCTACCCTTACGACCTCTCCTAGGCTTGGGAAGCATAAGCTCTTCCTCTAAGTTGTTCCCCTTGCGAGCGTTACAAAGCTTGTGAGCGAGCTGCACATTATCGTAACAGTGCAGCCCGCCTCGATCGATGGGAACTATGTGGTCTCGACTAGCGTGCTTCCGGGGACAAGGTTTATAGCAGAGTTGGCATATACCCTCGTCGCGCTTATACAGAACGTCTAGGTTGACGTCTTCAATCCAGGTACCCGGAGGAAACTGACGCATGCGTAAGCCCTACCCGCAGTTACAGCTTTGAGGGCCGTTGCCTCCGCAGTCAGGTTCTACGTTGATCAGAGGAAAACGCTCGCGCATATCATCCATGAATTCGTCTGTAGGATTGTCCCGTTCCCAAATCACGCCACGAAGATAGACACACAGGTCCATAGCCTCATCGTATGCGTCTTGCAGCATGTCACGCCCGTTGTGGCCTTGAAGCAGAGTACCATATCGACGCTTTCCCTCTTCCATGCGCTCGTCCAGATCAGCCATAACCAGATCTTGAATGAACACATTGAAATTCTTCACAGGGTGCTGCTGATCGCCCTCGCGAACTTCCTTCATGCCTACCCGTCCCAGTCAGCTATGTTCTTATTGGCTGCGTCTATCTTAGCATCCTCGTCGGTAGTGTAGGCCAGGAACCCCACATCCCCGCCGAACAGGTCGCGGCCTCCGTACTCTGGAACCTTCTTCACGTTGCGCCTCACCGTTGTTCCGGACAGTCCCCACACGACAGCCTTGGGTGTCTGTGCACTGCGGAACAGAGAGGTTGACTGCGGGTCGTTCAGGTCTGCGAGATCATCCGTCAGACCCAGAAGATGCATGGTGCGAGGGCAGGCCTTGCGCATCGCCTGAAAGAAAGTCTTGCGGGTGGTGTGGAACTTGTCGAACACGTCCGATGTCACGCCGATGGTGCGCACCTGCGAGTAGTTAGACAGCATGGACACGTTCTCAAGGTACTCATGAAAGTCAGCGCCGTGTGGCACAGCCATGAAGGGTGTGCGATCCATGCCCGCTGACTGAAGCAGACTTGATACCTCGGCCGTGAGACGTGAAGACTTCACCGGTGAGCCCGGCAGATTCGGCAAGATGATTTCACTAGGACGCAGAGCTACGGCTGCCTCGACTAGATCCTCGATCACCACTTGCCCCGTCTGGGCCACAGATGAAAGGATGACGAACTTATTGTCCTGACGAGCCTCACGGAAGAACGCAAGGTAGTCAGGATGCGCATTCACTTCCTCCGCATACGCCACGTACATGGGGCGATCAGTGCCTACCTGATCCACAAGCGCTACAGGCACATCATGAACAAGCCTCATGCGGACACCTCCCATAGCAGACGCAGAAGCTCGAACATGAAGAACATTGAGAAAGCTATGACCGCTATGATAACGATCCAAGCCAGAATCTTGGTCACTTTGCCGACCTCGGGTTTGCGAAAGGAACGTTCACGGAGTGCTGCGGCCCGCTCTGCCACAGCTCTAGCTCGCTCTTCCGCAGATCCATTTTGAACCATTCCTTTGTGCCCTCCGGTAGACGAGGAAGTGTCTTTGCAATGGCCTTCAGCTCTAGCCGCACCTCCCGCTGCTTCGCACGCCTATCAGCACGGTTCGCGCCCCTAGTTTTGTGCACAAGCGCTCTCTGTGGCATCAGGTAGTTTACCCAGGGCCTGTCCTGTGCTGCCTTGCCAGTGAGTTGATTCAGCTTCATCCGAGACTACTCTCTACTCGCTCGATGAGGGATTGCGCAGCTGCCGGGGTGAGCCTGGCACCGTAGTCTGTGGTGATCACAGCGTTGCCCTCGCAGGTGTGCCGAGCTGAGACTACCACGTAAGCGCACGCGGGATCAAGTCCTACCGCCAGCTCTTCAAAAAGCTTTAGTGTGACAGTTTCCTGATCAATGAATTGCTCAGTGTAATATTCTACCGCGTGGTGTAAAGCGCGGACATGTGCTTTCTTTGTGGTAGGAATGTATTGCAATCCTACCGACCCGAAAATAGGCATGAAATGCCTGGCGCACATAGCGGTAAATGGAATTGGAGACATCTGGAATGACACTTGCGGCATTTCTTCGTGCTCGTCTACGGACGCGCCGATAATAGATCCAGCCGGTTGCTCTGCATTCGCAAAGAACGGCCTCATACGGCTGGCGAACCGCAAAGCAGTGTCTTTAAACAATGGCGAATCTGTGTCGTACCCGAGGTGCACCAGAATGACCTCAATGTACTGAATCAACTTAGTGTCATCGGTCACTGGTAATAATACCTTTCACATTCCATACAATAGCGGAATATATCGCCCGTGTCCTTATTAAAAAGATCACGGTAATGATCAGGACCCATACACCACTCGTGTACGCGCTCTAGACATATATCACAAGTATCTGGCGCAGAGGAAATAGCAGTTCGACAAACGAAGCATTGCGGAAACTCTAGGGAGAATTTCATATCATGCCTCTCTCCACAGAGTCCTTACATCTCAACGCGTGCGCCAAAGCATCCAACTCATGGACTCGGAACTTCGTGTCGGGGTAGCAGGACGCTGCAAGGACTTTGGCCGGACCGAGGAACGCTAGCCTGTTCTGGTTGGTCTGTGGAACAGGGACGAACCCGTAGTCTATGGCAGAGTACTTCAAATACCCCACAAGCTCTGTAGTGGTGGTAGATTCCTTGGTCCTGTACCCTGCGCTGTTGAACATCTCATAGGCCAGATACATGTATCCGAGTTGCCCTGTCCTGTGTTGCTTGCACGTGTGCAGCGTATAGGAGACCTCTTCTGGTGTTCGCTGACCCATGAGTTCTATCTTACAAGACTCCGGGGTGACACTGATGAGTGCCACCCCGGAAGTCAGGCCAGGGTCAACACCTATGACCCAATACATATTTTACGCGAACGGATCCGCTGGCTTGACCTCTTCCACCCGGTTGTTCTCTCGGCCGTTGTACTCCTCAACCTTAAGAACGATGGTGGCCTCAAGGCCCTTCAGCTCGGCGGGGTCGATCTCGAATTCACCCTCGGGTACATCAAGACCCAGAGTAGTCATCACCTGCTTGAGGCGCCACAGGGCTGCCGGAGAGAGCGAATACCGATCGAATCGTACCTTGCGCTTCGGCTCAAGTACCTGCCAGTCAATGATGACCGAGTGGTAACCTGACGGTCCAGCCTTCTCCGATAGGGAGACGTCCAGAACCTTGGCCTGATACGGACCAGCCTCTAGGGGCTTGACAGCCGAGTCAGCACCAGTAAAGTCTACGCTGATAACCATTGGATTCTTTCCCTTCGGAGATTCTACTACCGCGACCGCAGAGGTCTGCTCTGCTTCCGCTTTCTTCTTTGTTGTGCGCGTGCGAGGTGGCACGTTCACTCCTTACCCTTGTGTATATGGTCTAGGATCATACCGAGAGACGGGTCCTTGATCTCTAGCGGTAGTTGTGGGCCGCTCTCAGGCTGGCGGTACTTTGCCAGGACCTTGCGAGTCTTTTTAAACAGCATGTTGCGAGTGCCTGTCTTGCCCGTAGGGTCAACCTCAAGGTACCCGAGAGCATCCACGATTCTCTGGACCCCGTTCTCTACCTGAGGAGTTAGGTCCAAGCGAATGTAAACGTCCCCATCCTTGTCCTTGATCTCCTTAGCGTGCGCTGTAAACAGGACATTGATGCCCTTGGTTACAGACAACTCTTTGAAGTCACGGACTAGCTTGAGAACCTTCTCATTAGCCTTGCCCCACTCAGGTTGTGAGGGCTGGCCCGAGGTTACCGACTCGACAGCCAACTGCTGTAGAGACGTAAGCGTATCCACGCCAATGGTCTTATAACCATGATCCGCAGAAAGCAACCAACGCTTGATGTTCTCAACGTCGTTCCAGTTGTTGTTAGGAGGCCGATACACAGCCACATCATCACGATCACTGACCGAGCGGATGCCCTTCTCAAAGTCCAGAAGGATCACATCACGCCCATACTCATGGTCCTGAGCTTTGGTAATGAACGTTGTCTTGCCCACCCCCGGATACCCGAAGACGAGCAAGTTGACTCCATCAGCATCCGTATACTCCGACGCCATCTTGACGCCAGGAGGCAGAGCTGTAGTCAGTAGAGAACTAGACACTAGCACCTCTCTTGTTTGCTATGGCAGCCTTCAACGACTCTACGTCCGTGACAGTCTGTGGAGTCAGGTCCTTAAGAGCTTCAGCAGTGCCATATGTTCCTATAGTGTAAGAAGCTTCCGCCACCTTGTCAACGTCTTCCTGATACTGGATAGCATCGCAGACGTCTCGAAAGTCGCAATCGCTACAGCCTGTCCACGGACGGTGAGGATATCGTTTCTCAGAGTCATCACGTGCTACCCACATGTCCCGAGCTTGCGAGAGCAGGTTCTGCTCAAACGTCTCAAGGGCCTTGCGCTTCGTGCTCACGTAGTACCGTGTGAAGAAGGGATCCGCGCCCGCTGCACTGTCCTGGAAGGCTAGCTTTTCAAGGATGTCAGCAAACCTAGGACCATCAGGATCCTCATCGTTGTCCAAGATGGCTTGCAGGTACAGCGCATAAGTCGTAGGAGTGGACTTGTCAACGCTCAGCTTCCCATTCCGTAGCACCCTCGGTGCTACGGGAATAGCCTTGGCCACTCCGTCATACATGGACCAGCTAGGCATCACCCCAGTGAGACGCCACAGGGCATACTGATACCCCATGGTCTGAGCGTCCATCTCGTAATCAACCTCTTTCTTGGCTCGCCCCGGCGAGAACGTCTTGTGCTCTACCACGCCGAGGGCGCCAAACTCGTCTATGCCCACGCCATCGATAGTACCGACGAGGTACACAGGGCGGTCGGAGAGAAGCGGAATCTTGAAGCTGACCTCTGGCGCTACGTACTTGAACGGAGCAATGGGGTTATCAGTGCCGTACTTTGCAAAGTATCGTTGCACCATGCCGAGAACCATGGACCGGGACTCTAGAAGCAAGTCCTTTTCCTGATCAGACAGCGGGGTACCTACTTGTTCATGGTACTTAGCAGCTATCTTGTCAGCTTCCTTATTGAGCCAATCATATGTCAGCTCATAGATGTCTTCCTTAGGGTGCAGAGCATTTAGTTCGCAGGCCTTGTGGAAGGCCGTACCGATATAGAACTTCTGTTGTGGTGCGCCCTTTTTCTTGAGCGACATTCCGTTAGGGGAAGAAATCCACCACTGGCGCCTGCATCTCAGGAATCTTCCAAGCTCCGTGATGCTTATGTTCATTTCTCTAGTCAACGCGCGGCCTCTCGCCTAAGCAATGCTCGTCACTGTTTAGGTGATCGTACTCAAAAAACAAAAGTTCCGATATTGTGCAGCCGTTGCCTACCTCGTGACCTATCCAGTCTGGACAGTCAGGGCACACTAGAAACACCTCCGCACCACCAGCCATGACATGCTCTACCTCAATGTGCATCCGGCTGCTCCTCCAGCACCATACGCGCGTATACGATGGCGTAGCCGATGATATCCACGATGCTGTCCCTGTGGTCCGGTGTAGACATCAGGCGACTGATCTTCATCTGAATCATGCGCAGCGCGACCTCTCGCCCCTCGACACCCCAGAATGTTCCCGTACGTCCGAGATCCTTGCTGGGATGCCCGTAGATCTGCTCTCGCGCGCCGTTACGTACGATGCGAGCGGCCTCAAGCTCCACAGGCTCAGCGTTGTCTGTCTGATACGAGACCTCAAGTCCCAGAGCCTTAGCGATAGCCAACTCAAGACGCGCACCATCAGAGTTCTGCCATCCCTTGAGCATGTAGATATGAGTAGCCTTCAAAAGCATGCTTATATCTTCACGCATATACGTCTCGAATTCAAGGTCAGTTGCACCGTTGAAATTCTCCGCCGGATTAAGGACCTTATATCCTTCAGCTTCCAGCGACTTAGCAGCCGCATGGAACGCAGGATAGTTATAATCAGCATACCCTCGCATGGGCCCTGATATGTATACCTTTTTGTCTGCTGTCACCTGATACACAGGAACTCCACCGTACACGCCTACTCCAGCACTTTTGTATAGATTGGAAATCCAATCATCATTGAAGAATCCACTCATGAGAAATCCTTTCGAATGTGTTCAAGCATTGCGCGGAGAATTCCAGACTCCCGGTTCTCCTGTAGGCTGTGCACCTTTATGTCGATAGAGTCGCTAGCATGAATATGATATACGTTCACTGGCTTAGTCTGCCCCCGTCGCTTCGATCTGGCTATAGCCTGAGCATTATCAGCAGGCAGATATGATTCTTCCATGAATATCTGTGTCCGTGCTGCCTGCATGTTTACACCCTCCTTCATGGCACTGATAGTTGCTACCATGATGGGGTTCTCGTTATCGCTCACACTAGTGTAGAACCACTGTAGATTTATCTCTTTGCCCTTGGCCGAGGTATCCCCGGTGAACATCGCCGCTGGACGACTGTTTGACTCCAGCCGATCCATAATGGCATTAGCCGTAGCTCTATACCAGCACCATACGATCACAGGCTCTTGATGATCCTCTAACAGATCCATCAGAGCATCAAGCTTAGGGTTGGTCTTGGTCGGGGGGACTGTGGTCATCTGCCGGAGCTTCTGGACAAGAGCACCGCCTGAGGATACTGCTTCAGGTGTATCGATATCAGGATGCTCAATAACATAGTTCTTGACCGCATCCTTGCACGTCTTGACAACGCTCGCGGGCAGATCCACAAGGACTTCGTTGTATGTGTGGGTGAGATCCCGCAGCTCGGGCACATCCTGTGTGGACCGGCGCAGAGAGTACCGCCTGACCATTTCCCAGAACTCACCCTCGACCCCTTCCTTAAGCTGTCCCACCTCGGTAGCCCATGGCGTAGTGCGCAGGTCGCACCACTGCCCGACGAACTTCCAGTAAGACGTGAAGCTCTGTGGATCCATGAGCTTGAGCAGAGGGAACAGGTCGCCAGGATCCCTAACCATGGGGGTACCGGTCAAGCCCCAGAATTTAGAGAATACGTTCCTTGATGAACCCGCCTTGAGTATTTGCTTGGTCCACTTGGAATTACGGCCTCTGATACGATGGATCTCGTCAAAGGCATAGTTCCACTTGCCTGTCCACATGGACGAGTATTGCTCGCTCGTCCAGTTGTTATACGATGTCAACACAAAAGAGCGGCCGGACGTCAGTGCGTCTAGTCGCTGCTTAGGTGTGCCGTTGGCAATGGCTACATCGTTATAGGTGTGCATCTCGCGTATGCACTTGCGCCAGGTTGGCAGTAGGTAGGCTGGGGCCGTAACAAGCCATGGATAGCCGTTGTCCGTGTCCTTGGCTGCTCGGATGGTTGGATAGGTCTTCCCTACCCCTTGCTCGTCTAGGAGAAGCGCTCTGGTGCGCTCTGCTAGGAAGTCTGACGACTCTACTTGGTAGGGATCTAGCTTGATCAATCCAACCATCCAAAGGCTACGCCGCGCTCAACTTGCACGTTATCCCACTCTATCACAGACTTAGGGAACATTTGGAGTATACGGCGCTCTGCCATGTTGAACGACTCCATGAAGTCAAAGGCCTTACAATGCATGCGCACCGTTTGATGGCTCTTGGTCACATACGCGAACACAGTTCCTCGACGCGTGCGCACTACGACGATGTCATGCGCTCTCTTCGCCGCTCTGGGCATCTAGACCAATCTCCAATACCATGTCAGCATATTGATCATATGTGATCTCACCTGCTTCTACCGCCTTCACCAGGCAGTCAGGGCCATACCCTAGGTCCGCGCTCTTATTGGAGAACAGAGGGCCACCACAGCTCTTGCAGTAGCCCTTCTGCTCTAGCCTTTCCCGACTCATAGCTTCCCTCATGAGGGCCTTAGTCTCGGGCCGTGTGGGCTGTCCCTTACGCGGATGCTCATGAGTACGCCAATACTCTTTCATGCGCTCGGCATGCTCACGCCTCTGTTCTGGGGTCCAAGGCCTAGCGCCCACTAGCCGAACTCCTGATCGGGACGCCGGACTCAACCAGGAAGTCCCTCACGGTACGGTCGCTGCATCGCATCTCTTGTGCGATGTGCCGCAGACTCCTGCCGTTCGTATACATCTTGGCGATGCTCTCCCGCGCCTGGTCTCTCTCATGGTACCGGATAGAGGACCCCCGATTGTTGAGCTGCTGGGCTTCAGCCATGGTTCTGTGGACACCTCCCCATACGCCTTCTGACATGCTTTCCTCGCCAAACTGCCCACACTCAGCCTTCACAGGGCATGCTTCATGACAGAAAGTTTTGATGGCCTGGTTGCGGTACTTAGCGGGAGCGTAGAAGAACGCGTATTCAGCTTCTGCATTCTCCCTACATGCTGCCTTGTCGTACCAATCCCGGGACAGAGTCGTACCCCAGTCGGCTCGCCCTCGCTGTGCGCTTCCGTTACTAGTCATATATCCACCCTACGCCATAGCCCTGGATCTGTCTAGACTGCCGCTAAAAACATATTCATTCCCAGTAGCCTTCTGCACCACGCTGCACTTCAGTCCCAACTTTGCCATGTCCAACTCGAACGTCTTGTGGCTCAACAGCAACCCCAACGCCCGAGGGGACTTGAACTGACGACGGAACGCGGGCCCATCAGGACCCTGAGACCAACGGTCATACAAGAACTTTGAGGTAAACCCCTTATCGAACCTCGACGGATCCTCAAGCCAGGACTCTACACAGCGCACGATGACATTGTGCTCACGCATATCCTGTGTACGAGAGCTGATTACAAAGTCGAAGTGATCATCGAACTCTCGACCAGCACTCTCACACGTCACGCGCATAAAAGCATGGAAGTCAGACAACAGATCCTGATACGAGTATCCTAGAATTTCCTTATACCTAGGCGAGGCGATCACGTGCAGGCACTTGCGCACCTCGTCTAAGAGCTCTGACATCAATTCGTTGCGGGCCGCAGAAATGGCTTCAACGATTTGTCGTAGACCCCTGTTTCCATTCCAGCGTACAACATGAATAGGTATAATGCGCTCAAGGACGTCTGAGTACTTGAGGAACTTTGGATTGACTGTCGTGATGGCAAGAGAGCAAGAGACGTTGAAAGACACCAGCTCTGTGTTCTTATATAGTCGTCGAGTGGATACCATCCCACCGGTCGAAGCGACATCGAGTCCATCACGCATCCAGGTCTTCAGTGACTCCACATTGTCATAGAACATGAAGTCGTATTGAGAGGTCTGTAGGTAGAAGTCCTCTACCTTGTCCGGGAAGCACTGCGCCCACTGTGTAAGCCCTAGAATGGTCTGAGCGATAGCGTTCACCGTCACCGTCTTACCCGAGCCCGGGTCACCGTAGAACAGCAGGATGGGCTTCACCGGCACAATGCTACCGAAGAACACTGACATGACCCAGGTCTTCAGGATATGGTTGATCACGTCCTTGGGCTGTCCGTGCTCAACGTTCAGCGATGAGAAGACTGTGGACTCCCATACGCCAGACGTACCATCCTCCTGATACTCCCATGGCTTAGCGCTGGGAGGGTTCAGGAAGAATACGCCATCGTCACCATTGTGGTGTAGAAAGACGCCATCCACGGCTATCCGGTAGTAGTTGTTATCAAACCTGTTGACGTAGCACACGTTCTCTGTGCTGTCGTAATGGGCTACAGAGTAGACAGGCTGGGGTTCGTGAGTCCGGCAACGAATGCGGATAACCTCGATCACCATGGCTGCATCGTTGCTCGCAGGGTTCACGTCGTACCGCGAGAACATGAGCATGCCAAAGTCAGAGTTCTGCCGGTCCACCGTATACAGGATATTTCCGTCCACCCCGTATTCCAGGTAGAAGCAATCCCCTGCTTCAGTCATGAAGAGCTTTCCGCGTATCTCCATGTCATCAGCGATGAGCACGCCCTGCTTATTAGCCTTCTCCTTGGCCAGCATGCCCTTGCGGTGGTCTATCTCAGCAAGCTGATCCCGGATGTCCTGGCCCTTTTTAAACCGCTGATTGCTGAAGCCTCGATCAATATCGTTCCACAGTTTCTCGCCGCCGAGGTGCGAGAACTTGTCATTGGGGGTGCCCTTGATCAGAACGTACGCCTGCTCAAGAGACATCCCCAGCGTGAACAGCTCTTCGTAGATGGACCAGAGAGCACCAGAGCGCTTAGAGCCAGCTTCCTGCCGGTTCTCCAAGATGTCCCACGTACGCCGAGACAGCCGCTCGCCATACTCGGCGACGACAGCCTCTCGGTCCTCGGAGATGTTATCAGGCATGACAGTAACCTGATAGTCACCTGCGTAGGTAGCCCCCACCTCTTCTAGATGATCGAAGTCTGTCAACCGGTATTGGAATGGATCGATATGTTCGAGGGACACATGATAGGGGGTATCCCGCTTAGCGTTGACTCCAGCTGGGAGACGGAGAAGCTGATTCGCGTCCCATCCGGAATGGTCACCATCGTATGAGTAAGCCAGTTTTCGATTAAAGGACTCAAGACTATCAACTGGCAGTGCTTCATCAAGGACACAGTATACATGGCACCTGTTAGGGCTCGTATTCACTACGATGGACGGACGAGGATTCAAGGACTCAATGTCAACCTCACGGTCGAAGTCCACCCATAGAACGCCAGCCTCTAGAACGTACTCCTTCCTACGGCTGCGGGAAGAGAACAAGCTCGGCGAGAAATACCACTCGCAGTCACTTGTGAAGATGCCATAGTCCGGAACATTAGGAACACCCGCCTGTACCTCAAAGTACATAGTACGGGTGTTGTCCCAATCAGGCTTGCCCTCGTCGTTCAGGGATACTTTGACGACAGCTAAGAAACCGTCACCTGTGGATTCGAATACTGCTTCAAGGAACTGTTGCACATCATTCATCTAGCGATCCCATAGCCCTGTTCGGCGGCGAGTCTTCTTCCGTTTGGCATCCCACTTCAACCATGCCCATACGGAGAGGGACGAGAGTCCGATATTCGTGTCGATCAGATACCCATGAAGCGGAAGTAACAATGACACGCACATTCCCGCCAGCGTGGCGCCAGTTAGTCCACCTGACAATACTAACCATCTCTGCCCCTTGGTCAGATCATGGAATAGATACGAGCTAAGGCGTCCATGTCCCGATGATTTTCCGTATGAGCGTCCAGCACTGCCCGAGCGTAGCTTTCGTACTTGAACATCGTTCCCTCTTGACCGCACTCCGCGCAAAACCATGTCCAATACACCTTCCTACCCAGCATCTTCCGAAGTACTGTCGTCTTCATAGTCATCATCCTTATTCTTATCCCACCTGTGGTAGGACTTGTGGTTCTTGCGGTAGCTCGGCATGTGAGCACCGTTATGTTTCTGGTATTCGAACTCTTCCCGTAAAGCATGCTTATTGCTCTGCCCTATGACCTTGCGGTCAGTCAGGTTGAGCCCGGCCCATATGCCAGCTTGAGGCTTGAGCATCACCGTTAGATCTAAGCAGGTCTCTAACACAGGGCAGTTATGGCAATAGCCTTTGGCTACTAGATGCTCCCACGTGTTGTGGGGAGCGAACCACTTGCTCTTGTGGTCCTCGTCACCATTGCGGCATACCGGACCCTCGTCATCAGGCAGAAGAACCATCTTACCATAAAGATCGTGCATCTTTTCCGCTGTGACGGCGTGAGCTGTAGGGTTCTTCGGCTTTCGTTTGCGCCGAAACTGTACGGCCCACTCTTCGCGTGAGCACGCTCGGCACATGGCGTTGCGCCCTAAGAACCCTGTCTTGTACTTGCCATATTCTTCTAAGGGCTTTACTATCTCACAACGGCTGCATGGCTTGCGATCCTCGTATGGCCAATCCCGCTTCCAGGCGAAACGCCCGGGTTGCCTAGCCATGTGGGCGCCAGAGAAGATAGTCGCAGCATAGCTCACCATCGTCGTTACGGCCCTCAGGGTGGTCTACAAACCCGAATGACCGATACCAGCGCTGCAAGCCATGGTGGGATAGCCCTTCCATGTCACAGTCATCATAGTGCCCGTGCCCTGTGTGCATGATCTTCACGTCAACCGGCTTATCACAGCGGGTTGGTGCACAGCATCCTGCCGTAACAAGGCGGAGGTTCTTTCCTCGATCATCATAGTAGTCCAATACCTCCCGCAGTAAAGCACTACCGACACCGCAACCACGAGAGTTAAGCGGTACCCACACATCCGCAAGGTTGTACGACTTGTGCTCATCCCGATCCGTCTTATTGTAGTATTCGTATACCTCGACCACGGCCCCCGACTTCACCTCGGTAAAGACTCGGGAATCGGTATACCTGTCGTGAGCTTCTATGGTGAACTTGAATCTACTCTTCATCGCAGTACTCATTCAAAGCCCTCCGTTGTACCTCGGACGCATATAGGGTCTCGTCGAGATCATCCAGCATCTTCAGTAGATCAACTAACTTCACGGCCGGTACCTGAGTCATGTAGGAAGCTATATGTATCCTGCGATGCCCATCTGTGTATTCGACTTTCCATGGTCTGATATGCTCAGACTCATGGACAACAGTGAGATACCAGCCTGCCCACTGTTCCCCGAATGTCGCTCCGAAGCTCACAGATCATCCGCGTCCAGATCTATGTCGTACATGTCTTCACGCTCACGCCCAAACCAGCGCCATAGCAGAAACCTCACACGCCAGAACATCATCAGATGGCCTCGATCTCGTCAGGAGTGGCCCAACTGTCATCCAGCTGCGGGTTATCCCACTTCACTCTGACCATGCAGTGAGGAATCACCACTCTGCCTAGCTGGCCCTCTCGGAACCCCTTGGTGCCGACAACACGCTGGTTCTCAATGTATTCATGACTGGACTCTGTGACGTCATCCTCAGACGTGTGGCCTACGTACTCGCCATCACTGTTGAAACTCATGATCTCTCGCCTCTCCGCTGCCGCGCCGGATTATCCGACCGTGCGTTCTGCGTTTCGCCCACTGAGGGATGTGCTCTAGATCCCAGCCGAACAATCGATCGATGATGTCCAGCTCGTCCACTGGAGTCTCTAAGGGCCTGTTATCCGTGATCTCCGTCATGTCCGCTCCTTGGGCATCTTACCAGGTAGGTGTCGTGTCCGCAACCTCTTACAGTTCGGGCCTGATAGGGGGTTCGTACCCTCCAAATGATACCACCAACCGGCGGGGAGATCCATCTGCGTGCTTAAACAGCGACACTCCGCGCACGGGGGTCTGATTGATCGGGAACACGTCTAGGGCTCTGATCAGGTCATCAATGCTCTTGATGGGCTTGTCTGCGGTTTCCTCAGTCACTTCTGTTTTCCTTAAGTTGCGCAAGAATTTTCGTAGCTGTGTCGTATCTTTTACTGTCATCGTCGTGTTCCATCCTGAACAGGTAGCACTGCCCGCCGTCCATCACCCACCTGTTCTCCACCTTCCGAGCATCGAAAGCCCCTGCTTTAGCTAGCAGACGAGTTTGATGGATGGGTATGTCAAGGATCTCCGAGACCTTGTCAAGTCTGATGAAATAATCCGGAAGCTCTCGCTCAAGGCGTTTGTGACGGGTACGCTCCATTTTGCGGCGTTCGTAGCGTGCAATCGTCTTAGCGAATCTTCGTACGCTCTCATCACTGATGAAGTAGTCACCGAAGGCACCCGTTCGCTCAAGATACCCGGAGTCGGCCCATTCATGAACGGCAAGAACACTGACACTGAGCTGTCTCGCTGCATCTTCAATCCTCAACGTGTCCGCCCTCTGATTCCCATTGGACGAGCTGATAGTCAGTGGTCGTCAATTCCAGTGATACATCTATGACCGTCAGTTTCACTTCAGGCAGACGACCAGCCCGAAGAATGATCTCCACCTCGGTTATGTTGCCCCCGATGTCCTCGCCATCCATGAAGACTTGTGTACGAGTATTGAGGCCCTGTGGATGAGTGATGCGTATCGGTTTACGCGTCGTCATCTTCACTCCATGGCTTAACGCTGACTCTCTCATAGGTCTCGTCAAACGAGCCAACAAAGAAGCTCAGAGGCGGAGATGTGAATACCTTAATCTCAGCTACAGCCCCCGCCTCACACTTCTTAGCCCGATAGTATCCTGGTACGAACGTGGTACTCTGTTCGAAACACACCCATACCCGCCCGGCCTTAGGGGCAGGAACGATCTCAACGGCAGTCCATACCTGGTCTTTCTCTCCCCAAACCGATTGTGTGATCACATCACCTTCTTTGTAAGGAGTCTTACTCATTACTGTCTCCTTCCTCGGGCAATACTACAACCGGTTCCCAATGTTGGGGATTTCTGACTATCATGTCTTCTGTCGTAGGGGTTTTGTCACTGATGTAGTACACAGCCCCACTAGCCTTATTGCGCCAGTATCCGTGTCTGACCACCGAAACTATCTTCGCATCCTTAGGCACGCGTACTGAAGGCCCATTACCTACGGGCATCTGAAAGGCAATGAGGGACATCCCATCGATTGTGGACTTGAATCCGTCGTCATCTGTCTCAACAGTGAATGAGACCTCGAACTTACGCGTCATCCTCGTCGTCCACTTCCTGTACCTCGGTGATCAGCCAAAGAACCTCGGCCAACCTGTCAGCCGTGCGCTTGTCCTTGAAAAGCATGCTTACTGGTATCCACCTCTCTCGTCCTTGTTCAGTGAACATCAATGCCCATACTTGCCAGCACTTAGGGATGCGGTCTGTCTCCGGTGATGAACTGCTGTGATCCGTAGCCATGCCCCTTGCCTTCTAAGTCATTATCCTCAACGTACTGATCAAGGCAGCCGGGACACACATTCTTCCATGTGAAGTCTATGTGTCTGACTCTCATCATCTCTTCCGGGTCGCGTTTGTTGCGACACACGTAGCAGTTCACTTCTTCCACCGTGTCACTTGTCAAAGTAACGATCGGATGTATCGGAGGCATCTCTCTCCACATCTGCTACTACAGAGTCCTTAGACGTCTGCTCAATGAACTCATCTCTGTCATCGGCATCTGATAAGAACGCCGCTACCTGTTCGGCGACGAAACGCCAGCGGTACGATCCAACGACGTGCCCGTTCGAATACTGTTTCTTGCGTATCACGTCATAGGTGTGGAATTCCCCGCGCCCTGATTCGCTTACCTCATAGCAGTACTCCCGGCTATTCGGCATCAGCGGATGCGCCATCGTCCCTCTTCTCATAGACAAGACAGTGTGCATACTCGCCATCCATGGGCATTGCCATGATCACAACATCATCGTCTGTGGTCTGGATGCGCGCGAACTTGTAGGGAGTGCCGTTTATGACTCTCCAGTACCCACGCACCCAGCTCCCATCAGCATCAAAGTACTGAGAATGCCGGGTGCGGCCAGACATCGGCAGGCTACTCATTCGGGAAATCAACCCTCACCCACTCAAGGTTAAAGCGGTTCGTTGAGGTATACGGCTCATCCAGCTTGGTATAACTGCCGCCGACCCACTCATACTCAGAATGCGGGATGCCCACGTACTGCGTATAAGTAGTCGAAACCTCGTCCATGTGGGTAACCCAATACATCCACGGACCCAGCCTGCCATCGTTAAACCTTTCCCGATACCATCCTGGTTCGAACTCAGGCTTGACCTCCTCTATCTCGGCACTGACAGGGAACCGTGCGTAAATATCCGTGTGGGCAACCCGCACACCCCGATAGCCATCGAAGTTGAGGTCTTTCTCTAGCGTTCCCTCAACCTCATATGAGATCTTGTACTTAGGCATCCTGGTGCACCTTATTCGACTCGTGATTCATGTTCGCCTTATGGAAGCGCACTCGTCCGTCCCAGCTCTTATAAGCTGTAGTGTTGTACGGCTTCTCATCCTTCTGACACTGCCCCGTCTCAACGTTGATATACCACGTGTAACGGAGTTTGTCCTCGTCCTTGGCGATCATCCAGTAACGCCAGTCGTTGACATACCCGTCAGCCTGGCGCTCAAGGTACCAACCTGGCTCGAACGACTCTTCTATCTCAGTGACCGTAGCCTTATCCTTCATGACAGTCCAGATATGGCTATAGCGAGCGGCCTGCTCATCCGCAGCCTCGACCTCATACTCGATCTTGTACTTAGGCACCGAAATCAACCCTCTCCCACTTGCCCGGCTCACTGGTGAAAGGCTTCTCATCATCCGTAGTACAGACAGCACCGCCATCTATGCTGACGTAGTGGACGAACGTGGCACGACCATCCTCGGTCAGAGCAGTGAGCCAATACATCCAAGGGCCCAGATTATTGCTACCCCAGGTGAACCTCTCTCGGTACCATCCAGGCTTGAACTTCGGTTTTACCTCCGTGATCTTCACATGCTCCGCTTGCGAAGAGATGTGCCAGTTGATCAGCCTCTCCTCAGAAGGGTATTCGATCTCGTATTCAACCTTGAACTTGGGCATATCAGTTCTCTGCCTTATCTGTGATTTGCTTGTGCTTGTCGAACCAGGAGTCTTCCACTATCAGCGCTTGCTCGAAGTACGGGTAAAACCCCTGCTCTACACTCAACGGGAAGGCCTTCGCGGATGTACCACCGGGAATCACATAGAAAAGTTTGCCATCTTCGCTTAGGTAAAACCCTTCCTCGACCAGTGGAGTTACCTTGGCGCTGCTCGGCACCCGATACCCTGCCACGTACTTACCCTCTAAAGGTCCTGCTACTTCCTGCACCGAGCCCTCGACCTCGTACTCTACCCTGTACCTCACAGGTCTGATACCTCCACCGGATGCCAGTTCTCAGGATTGCACGACTCCGCGCTCAGCCAAGCTATAATCCCTCGCTTATCGCTGCGGTCCCTCCCTTGGAGCTGATACCACCCAGGCTCGAAAGGAGGCTTAACCTCTTCTACCGTGGCAAAATCAGGATGGTAGTACCACTGTCCATCCTCAGCATTTCTAGTGCTGCTATCCTCCGGGTCCCACTCACCGACAATGGTGTATGAGACCTTATACGTCTTGGGCTTATCTGTCCTCATATCAGAACCCTGCTCCGTATCCTCGCTCGTAGATCATGCGCATCTCCTCTTGAGACCTGACGTACTTGCGATGCGCCTTGGCCCACCTCTTCAGCGTCTTGTCTGAGATGTGGTAGAACCCTTCCTTGTCCTGTACGAAAAACATCTCTTCATACGGACCGGTAGGGTAGATGCTAGCCCGAGGCATCAGTCCTCCACTGGAGTGACGTTGACCCGCCTCCAGTTCCTAGGAACCAACAGGGAACCATGACGGGTCACCTTCAGAATTCCGCCGTTGTGAATGTTCTGATAATACCCAGGCACGAATGGGGCGTCTAGATCAACATCCCGAAACATCGTCATGCCCGCCGGGTCAACTCCGGTCAACTTGCCCTCACCTCGCCATCCTCCCTTGACAAAATCATCTATGCCAGGAGGGACAACCTGATTGAGGGTGTACCGAGTACGGGCATCGTATGCCGACTCTTTACCGTCTTCTGCGACACGGTACAGCCCATGCCGTTCCGTCAGGCTACCGTGATACCAAACTACGTCGTTCTTTTTGAAGACCGTCTGATCCGTCATGATCCATACTCCCTGCATCCGCAACTGGCCCAAAGGGCACCATCAAAGTCGTGTGAGTGATAGGCATCCACTGTGCCCGCCTTTATGCACCATCCCGAGTGTCCACCGTCATAGTACCCGGGACGCACCCCTACCGCACCCCCTGTCTTACGTGATGGGAACAGGCACAGCGTGTGCACACCAGACTCATGCATGCGCTGGATGTTTTCCCACGCGGCCTCTCTGGATTCCCTAGAGGTGAGTTTCATTACAGCTCCTCATTCCGACTGTCCCACTCGTGCCAGAGCATTTCAGCCTTGGCCCTCATACGCTTACTGAACACGTCATCACCTATCCAACGATGCCAGCGACCAGCGCAGTCAGGGCACTGATAGAACAGCCCACCATCGTACACGCCGCGCACCTCAACCGACATGGTGCGATAGTAAGTGTTACCGTCGTAGGTGTAACTCAGATCAGTGTTGCAGTGCGGGCACTTCTGGTAGTTGCTCATGCGCGTTACCTCGTTCTCAAGTTGCATATTCTTCACGTATTCTTGCCGGAGGAATGCGTCAATATGCTTATAGAGATCAGTACTCATCTACCGACTCCAACATCGTAACGTGAATCCAGCGTGAGTAGTTCGCCCGAGTGTTAGCGGGCTGAATCCTCACCAAACTGCCATTGAACATCTCGATGGTGTAAGGTATCTTCAGCTCACCCTTTACGGTAACTTGCTGACTCACGTAAGCATCAGCAAGCTTCATCAGTCTTCCAACTTAAACACCTTGAGAAGGTACTTGCGATACCTCTCATTGTATTCACCATCGTCAGGACCGCGAAAATCAGGGGCTTTCCACGTTCTCTGCATCACCCGGATAGTCTCACGGTCGAACTCATGCAGCTTCTTTTCCTCCTCAAGCTCGTCCTTGACCCTCCCCAACTCGTCCGTCAGCTCCTTGATACTCTGATGAGCGGTTTTCAGCTCGTCAGTCAGCATCATCATGAGATACGTATCGTAGGCTGTCACAGTTTTAGCCCTTAACCTTGTGGTCCTTGATCTTCTGCGTAGCCAGCTCCGGACGAGCCCACCAATCCGTAAGCTGTCCGCAGACCTCACACTTGACGGTCCATCCCTGAGAGCCCCAAACGAGCTTTGCCTGATGCGAATTCCTGAGATTGACATCGGTCATAAGTACACCTCCTGCCCATCCTCAACAATCTGCATGTAGATGCCGTGTGCGTATATCACTCCACAGTCTTGGTCACCGTCACACGGACAGGTATTGCGCCAGTAGTCAACGGTGAACAACGCCTCGTCCACGTCATCACAGACGTCTATCAGGTCACCGTTCTCACACCATACGCGGTACTCAGTCATCAGTCGTCTTCCTTGGGTTCGTGAGCCTGCTGTTCTCCGGTCTTGGGACACCAGGGGAAACCGAAGTGGTTCACCCATTCACTGTAGAAGCGGCTGCCGTCAGGGTTCTCGCAATCCCACGGCCCCATGGCTGGCTTGTGGATGATCTGGCCGCAGTAGCGACATACAGCCAGACCATCCAGGTCTTTGTTCATCACACGCACGCTACGTAATCGTCGTAATCGTCAGTGTCCTGTTCGTCTTCCTCGGCCTGCCGATCCCTCAGCCACTCGTCGCATATGTGCTCGAACTCCCTCAGCGTGTCGTTCGCATGCGGGCCGTCCAGCGAACTCCCGCGCTCATCCCCGCCGCTGTTGTAATCGTAGACGTTGATACAGTCCACGCAGTCGCCTACGATCTCGCCCTCGACGACACCGAAGTTGGTGTAGACGTCTATGTACCCTCCGCCCCAGACGAACGTTACGTAGTGGTCTTCCGGGGTGTAGATAATGTGCGCTCTCATCGCTTCTCACTCCACTTCTGTACTGCCTGGATGGCTTCTGCCTTAGTGGGGAAATCCCCCAGATAGTCCGTTGCTTCCCATTCGTACCAAAACGCGTGGGTTCTCCATACGCGACCCTCAGGCATGTTCAGGGCCTTGATGGTGGAGAAGAATCGATCTTTCTCCCACGCGTTATACAGGCCGGGGATGGTCGGATGCGCCGTCACGTTCACGATTGCGTCTCCTCATCCCAAACGGTGACCCAAAAACCCTCGTCGTAGTCGCCTTCGGCCTCATGGTACTGGCGCAGTATACGCACGGTCTTGACCTCTGAGCTGTACTCGCTCGCCTCGAACCAGGTCTCGCCTACCCGCATCTGCGTGGTGCGAGAGACCCAACCGCCCTCAGTGCCACCCGCGCGCCGGTTGACAGTCTCACCCAGGGCGTAGACGTCACTCCAGCGCTGACGCAGGTCAGAGAAGATGTAGTGGTTGTACGCGTCGGCCAGCTTCACCGGGTCAGCCATGAGAGTCTGAAACAGTTCCCTAGCCTTCTCAGCTCCGAACTTGTCAGCGACGGCCTTGAACGTCTCGCGGGTGTTCTGGGTCTGCGTGCTGGTCATGATCTTCGCCTCTTGCCTGTTGTCGTTCTCTCTCAAGTACTACGTTACCACCTTGGGGCGTCATGTCAACCCTATACTTAGAGTTTCCTCAAAAACTTTATTTCCTCGATGTTTTGCTCAGTGGATCGGGTCACGGTCTTTCAGCAGTCCCAGGCGCGCCCTGTACGCGGGCGGCGGTGTGATTCCATGCCGCTCATCCTCGCAGAAGTCACAGAGGCAGCCGGTAGCTGAGATCCACTTCTCCATGTGCTCGTTATGCTCCCTCACGGCCTGTTCAGCGTGCCATTCCTGCCCCGCTAGCGTGTACTGCTCGGCCCAAACGTCCTTGGACGCCTTAGCTGCCTTAGCATCCTTGGCCAGCTTGAGAGCGTACCCTCCTTGGGAGATGCAGACCTTGCACAGCAACACGCATTTGTCCAGCTCAGCCCGCAAAACATCCCACTTGCGCGCCAACCCCTGCGAGATCTTGAACTCAGCCGTATCAGGATCCTTGTGCACGAACTGCAAGGCGTCACGGTCTTGGTTGCCGCATACCGCGCACTGCCCGCCCAGATAGCCCTGTGCGCGCTCCTTGGCCTGCTCACGGCGCTGACGCTGATACTGTGACGCGCTCATACATACCTCGGCTTCCCGGTCCGGTCCAGCAGTGTCACCGTGCATACCACCTTGCCCGGCGAGCGGTTAGCGCCCTTGGCCACCTGCTCGGCAAAGAATTGGTCATCCAGCGCACGTACGAGCGCGTCAGCTGCCGTATCAGCTTGAATCAGCAGCGTGGTGCGCACGTACCCGCCGGGAGCTTTGGCCGCCACCTCGAAGAGGTACGGGGGCGTGTGGGTCATCGTGTGGGTCCTTTCATAGTATGTAGGGTATGTAGGAATGATACAGGGGGGTATGTAGGGCCGTCAACCGTGCGGTCTTACATAGGGTTGGGGTGGTCAGGCTGATTCAGTCCTATAGGTCCTAGACGTTCTTTGGTAGCAAACGTAGGGTCTGACCTGCAAGATACTGAAACAAGGACTGTACTACTCTAAAACTAATATGAAGAAGAAAGTAATGTAAGAATGTAAGAATTAGAGTGTTAGAGAGTGGTTGATGGTGTCTTACATTCTTACATACCCTTCTATAGGAGGGGTAGAACGCGTATTCAGTCCTTTAGTCCTAAAACACCAGGTCAGAGGCGTATTTGACCGTTGGACCGGTTTCGTCAGGATGCTACGTTGCAGGTCAAAGCATGCTTTTTTGTTTAGGACCGGTCCTGACCTGGAGGTTTATAAGGCCAGTACTATACTTAGATGTACCTCGATATCAAGATAATAGCTAGCGAGGTATTTAAAATGGGGTAGTTTGTACTTTTGGGGATGTGTGTGTTAGCCGCCCGATAGCTTACAGACACCAAACACAGGAAATTCCCCCGGGAGCTTGCCGTTCACGCCTAAAACGGTAGCTCAACCGGGGGAATCTTAGACATCAGGGCCTTGAGCCCAATCGGATACACCCTGTGGTACGTCAGAACAACCCTGAGAATGTCCACAACTCAGGTAACAACACCGCACCACATGCTGAATTTCGTCTCAGAGCTTGCCAGCTGGTGTATCAGCCCCATGTCTAAGCTTGTGGGCCCTTAATTCGTGCCCTGATCTGGTCATCAGCACCCTGCAACTTCTCTTCCAAGAGCTTGACACGCTCTTCAAGGGTGTTGATCAAGTCCAAAATGGCATGATTGACCTGCTTTTGCCCTTCCCAGAGCTCTTTTTGCTCGCTGCGCAATGACATTTGATGACCTCGATGCGCCTCTGCGGCGCTGTAGACGTAGTGGACTGTGGGAAATCAGCCGAAAGCTTGACTGATAGTCTTGTGGTGGGGAATCAGCACCCACAATTCGGTGGATTCGTCGAACATTTCGACGTCACCGATGTTTTTGATCTTGTAACCTCTGTCGTGCATCTCGTCGAACGCTGTTCTGACGGCCCATTCACGGCTGACCGCGCTCACGTGCACAGCGTCTTTGCCTTTGTTGTGTTTGACGCTGACTTTGTAGTTCTGCATGGCTCACCACTCCGCTCCGTCAAAGTTCGGGTCCAGCATTTCGTCGTCATCCTCGGGCAAAGCGTAGGACATCTCACTTTCCCACATGTGATCACGAGTAGCAGTGTCGTACTCGTCTTGCCAGCGGTTCCTCGCGCTCAGTTCTTCGGTCGGATACATGATCAAACCTCCAGCATGCGATTCGTCCTGGCTTCCTGCTCTCTCGCCAAGATCATCAAGACTTCGGAATGCTTCGCTTCGGCGTCTTCGCGCATCATGAGCGCGGCCATAACCGCGTGGTTCATTCTGTCGAACTCTGCGGATTGCTTTCTGGTCATGCTGCCCATCTCCTTCTCTACCGACTAATCTACCACCTGGCCAGATCTTCGCAAGTGGTACTCGTCGGTAACTTAATGTTTTTTCTGGTAGACTTGGCTGTATTGTTGCACATGTTACGGAGGAATTTCTATGGCGTTTGACGCTGATAAGGATAATGAGACACTGCCGCCTGGCGTAGTATCTCAGCAAGCTGGCGAACGCATGCTAGAAATCACTGGCACAGAACCCACAGGACGCGTAGATTCCAAGCGTGACAAGCTGGTAAAGCATGCTTTTACGGAAACTGGCAAACCCAAGACTAAGTGGACTGTCACCGAAGTACGACGGATGGCTACGCGCGAGCAGTGGGATTACGGATTGCGGCATGGTCACCTGGACGTAGGTACTGTAGCAGCGGTAGGGAATCTCTTGTTAAAGGGGATGTCTCCAACAGCGGCACGTCGTGCGTTGGGCATCACACTCAATACATGGAATACATGGTACGAACGTGGTACAGGCGAGGATGTAGGCACAAGGCCAAGCGCTATTGTGTATGCTGATAACGTAGATGATGCAGAGTACGAGCATGAGGTAGATACGTACGCTGTACCCACACCACAACCACAGGCACCATACAATGTCTTCGCATTCGTAGTAGACCACAGTCAGGCAGTGGTAGAACTAAGGGTGGTTACTGGATGGTTGGGTCATGCGGACAGGGACTGGCGTGCAGCACAGGCGTACCTAGTAGCACGCAACCCTGATGACTACAACCCTACTAGTAAGACTACTATAGACACTACTATCAAAGGGGATGTGCATGTGTCTAAGCATACTGATGCCAATGACCTTATGGCCATTGCCTCAATCCTCGCCAAGGCTGGAGCGCTCCCCTCGCCTACTGCGAGCGCCGAGGTTATCGAGGTGGAATCAGTGGAGGTCGATCAGGACCATGCCACTGATGATCAGTGACCGGTCTCAGTACCTACTAGATACACCGATCAGTGACCGGTCGGAGTGCCACAAGGTACTACGTAGGTACTGCGCAAGGTACTGAGATCAGTGCACTGATGACCGGTCGGTGTCTCGCGCGTGGATGTCGAAGTTCCGTGAGTTACTTTTGCCGGTCCCCGAAAATTTTTTTGACAGCCACCTATCGAAAAAATTTCTCGAAAACACCCTATACTTAGTTTCCCCAAGCTCCTGCGAAGTAGCCCACCCACATGACGATAATGCCTACGCCGACCAGGGCGATAACCCAGTCGTTGAATCCATCGGGTAGTCTCATCAGCTCTTACCCCCTCCCGGGCGGCGCTTACACCACCACGCGTGATGACCCTTGGAGTCGCACTCCAGACAGCGACCGGAAGCACCGGGCCCCAGGATTCTAGGCATCGTCCACCTGCCTCTCGACGTGCACACGGCGGATGGGACCGACGCCGACCTGATTTGTTCTTTCCAAGAACATCCCGAGCGCCACCAGCGCTTCGGCTTTTGAACGTATCTGGTGCGGGCTACCGGCAGGAACCCATCCCAGGCCGTACTCGTCGAAGTTGTGCACCTGATAGACCCACCCCCGCGAGCGCTTGTGGATCTCGTAACTTACCCGGTAGGTCACTGGTATTCCACTTCCGGAGTAGTGTAGTAGTCTACTGTCTTGAGGTAGGTGTCGAGGGTTTCGTTTCGGCAGCACTTGCCGCAGATCCAATCCTCCTCACAGCAACAGCGTGTCAGGGCGAATCCGTTCGAGCGGTCGTCTTTGCGCTTGCAGATGACGCAGGTCTCAGTCATTAGTCTTCCCACCTAGCATTTTCGAGATGCACGGACATTTTTTCCCAATCCCTACCCGGGTCTATACACCACGGCTCGCCAGCTGTATAAGAACCCTTGCGGCGGTACCAACCCGGACCGCGACCACGCTTGGCCTTGGTGACGTCAGCGAGCCGCACGGAGTTGTACTCTATGTATCCGTCAAGAGGGTGCACATAAGCGCACTTTCCATGATCAGTGAACCTGGTAAGCACACCTATGTAGGCACTCTCGTGCTTAAGGCATTCTCCGAGGTCCTTGTGAGCACCCTTGGGCACTGCGATGATATCTCCGACAGCGAATTGATTCATTCTCCATCCCCCAGGTAGCGCACCAGGACGGCCCACTGGTCGTTGACGAGGCGGTAGTCGCCTTCGAAGTCGATCGCAGGGAACGAGGCTGAGCAATTGCGGTTGATCGAGGCAGCCGATTGCTGAGCCTTGCGCCGCGTGCTCCAGTAGCGGATGATAGCCCACTCACCGCGATGGGTGCGCAGGAGGGCCGCGAGTTTGGCTCTCTCGGCTATGGCCACATCCGTACGCCCGTCAGCGGTGATGAAGGTGTGGTGCAGGATCAGTTCCATCAGATTCTCCTGTGCAGGTACCTGTTGCGGCACCTGCTATAACAGGCAACGCATATGCCATAAGAATACGAGTTGCTAGCCTCTTCGCGCTCTTCCTTCTGCTTGCAAGGATCGCACAGGGCTGACTCGCACCCGCAGTCAATGGTCGTACTCATCCACTCGGCTGGACGGTTGCATAGATAGGTCTGAGCCTCACACGTGAACTCTTTGTCGAGTATTTCATCCAGGAGGGTGACCGAGGTTGTCTCTACAGCAGTATCAGTCATGTCACGGTGCACAATCGTCTAGACAGTCCTCTGCCTCATCGGAACCGGGCAGTACCGACCAACCCTTAGGAGTGCGCCTGATGAAGTCCACCGGGGCCGGAGAATGGATCCACTGACCCGTGTTGGGGGTGAACGGAGCGTCCACGGTGTAGATGTCCCACGCCTCATGACCGAGGCGGAGGTTCTCCTCACAGCAGAATGCTATGGCATCCTCTGCCGTGTCGCGGAAAGGGCCGAGGAACACGAACACGCCTTCGCGCTTGTAAGTGCCGTATTGGATGCTCATACTCGCCTCTCCGTTATGTCGGCCTTGATCAGGATGTTGGCTGCCTTCATGGCAAGCTCCCACGTGTGTACGGTCAGCAGTAGCAAGTGCTCTGTAGCGAACTCGGTTTCGGCGCGCTCGCGTGCCACACACCAGAATTGGCGCCCTCGATGGCTAGGCCAGTTCTCTGTGGCCGAGTAGATATGGTAGCGGTTGGCACTCATGCTACATGTTCTCCAACACGTCTCGACGGATCATGACGTCTGCTATGTCCATGGCTTTGCGCCAGGCTGATACTGTAAACATCAGCCTTTTACAGTACGGGTGATAGCAGGGTCCTTCATGGGTCCGCAACACGAACCACTGTCTTTTCTCTTCACCGGGCCACCCGGTCTTTGCCGAGTATATCCGGTAGCGCTGCATGTATTGATCACCGGACCAGGAGAAGAACGATAGCGATGATAACAACAATGATGAGGAGGGTGGGTATAGTCATGAGGGCATCCTTTCTTTATCACTGCCCATACTTCCATCCAGGCACCCCGATGACGGGAATGCCCTCTCTCAACCATACCGAAATGATGACAGGGTTGTCATCATAGGCTTCCCGCACGTTGTACTGAGACCTGATTTTCTTCAGGATGTCTTCCTTCACGTACGCGTCCGGTCGGTTGTCCCCGTTGGCTCGCATGTATAGCGCATCAGAGGGCACGCCGTTGAGGGCGAGCCACCACGCCGTGTGGTGACGGTATTTGGCGGAGCGAGCCGTCACAATCAGGATCTTGTAACCCTTCATGTGGTTGTCCCGCGCAGAAGCCACCACCCAGCGGTTAGGAGGGCAGTCTACACTCTCGGTGTGAAAGGCGTCGAAATTCCTCTCGCGCTGTAGAACGTAGTGGCGGATGCCCGACACGTCTACGAGGGTACCGTCCATGTCGTAGATGATGGCATGCGGGAGGTGCTGCATCAGAGGGGTTCCAATTGATCGAGGTGCCAGTCAGATAGAGCCTGCCATACGTCCCCCGCTTTTGTCCAGACCTTGACCGGGTACCAGAGGCGACCACCTAGCCATGTGGACACTCCTACGATCTCGTACCGCCAGCCAAGAGCGTCCTTGAACTTGTCGCCCTTGTGGTGTGTCTCAGTGGGCTGAAAAGCTTGCAGGTTGGGCATGAGGTATTACCAATCGCGATGCGGTTCTGCGTCCTGGCGCTTTTGTGGCCATAGCAGTGCGATCAACACGGGCACTGCGATAGCAGCCAGAATACTGAGGGCTACGATACCTGATATGCTCATACTGTCACCAAATCCGCTTGAAGCTGTGAGATATTGATGTTGTCCAACCCTCCTAGGGCCGAGACCTTATCGTCAATGACTACCCACATCTCATCCGCGTAGGCGTCCATGTAATCCCAGGACATGCGCTGGATGCGCCCCCAGGTGACCACGTACAGCCAATTGGCATCATAACTGACTACCGGTACGGCATGCCCGCCCCAGTTCTTGATACTCTGCCATCCGGGCACCAGAGTCCAAGGCTGGTTAGCGTCGAATTGAGTCTCGGCGTTGGCGGGAAGCTGCAAACCCATGTGTGCGCTGCCATAGAAGGCTACGGCTTGCTTGACGAGGGTGTGGTTTTTCCAATTAACGTGAGTGAAGGCACTGATTTTGTCTCCCCAGAGCCCTGTACGCTGCCACACCCACATAGTGTCACTGATGACGAGTCCTGAATCCGCGCCCCCGGTCAATTTCAGGTACTCGGCCACTACTTGAGTGTTTGTGGGCGAGGTGATGCTGTACTTGGGACCGTAAAACGTGCCAGGGACCCAACCTGACGCGAGGGCCTTGGTCAGAGCGGCGTACAACTGCTCTTGATGGCCGATTGCCGCCGTTACACAGTCCCCGTAGCGGTCGTTCCCGTAATATGGGTAGTTTGCGACCAATCCGCCATAATGCATCCACGAAGGAGGGGCAGGAAGCGGTGCCGTAAGGTAGTGTGTAAGTGTTTTAAGCCCCGAAGGTACGTGAGGGGCCAGCTTTCCGAGCTTCTTACCGGTTTTTGACATCAGGGAACCCATTCAGTTGGTAGGTTTTTGTAGTACTCAGGGTCAAAACGATGTTCAATTACTCGTCTAAACCTGTCTGACAGGGTTGTGACGTCTATTTGCACCGTCTCCTGACACCAACACTGCGATAAGTGAACCCAATACCCGCCCGGGAGCATTTCGCGGAGGTGTGGAGGAGGTTTTTGCAGGGTTTTAGCACATGGCGCGTCCGAAAACTCACAGTCATCGTACCCTAATTCGTGTTCCAGCCGTTCTATCAGGCTGTAGTCAGGCTTTTGTCTCTCTAGCGGGACTTTTCTACGTATTCGGTGTGAAAAGGCACGTAATCGGTTCCCGAGTAAAGATCTATGGCCCATGTGGGACGGCCGTTCCTCCTGATAGAGTACACATTCGCATGTCCTAGCCGGTGGTACACCCTGATATGGGCATCATTGTCCTCATACATGATGTCCGTGTCACCGAGTAGGTGGAGCGCCTTCTTTACGCGTTCCACCAAATACTCAACGCTTTCAGTCTGACGGTTGCTCATTGGTCAGCCGGTTCGCTTCGGATTCTAGAGCGTTCACGTAGTGTTGCAGGGCTCTGGCTACCGCTAGAGAGGTGCCAGCCGAAGGGTTGTTCTTGTCTTCCTTGGATTTCTTGGCCCATCCTCGGTACACGTTGTTGTGCGGCGGCGGAGAAGTCAGCTGAGCGACTGTGACAGGGCCGAACTTAGACACAGCAATGTCTAGGGTCACCACAGCGTCTACGTCAAGCTTAGCGGAGCGCCTACCATAGACGCTTTTCAGCATTTGATCAGTCCAAAGAGCATCGTTCATAACATACGCCTTGAGATCATCAGCCATCGTAGTTAAACTCTCCTTTTTTGTGGAACTTCGGTTCGCGAACGAGGGCATACCGCCCATTGTCGCTCATCAATCTGATGAGTTGAGGGAACACCTGATTTTCGCTGGTGTTCTCAGTCAGCGCGTCCTTTAGGTTGACGCGCATGCTTTCAAGTGTCGGGGCCTTTTCGCAATCCACGTGCGCCTCTAGCAAGTTGTGAAGTACTTCCGCCTCATACCGAGACAGGGCGAGGGTGTAAGAGACGATGGGTTTGCGCTCGCGAACTTTCTTTTTGATCTTCATCGAGTGTTGATCCATGTTCTTTCGAAATCTGCCAGATCGTATACAGAGTCCCACACCATGTCAAAATCTGTCGGATGGGTGGTTTCACTGAGTTCGACGATAAGCTCGTACAAGTCGCTGAAATGATCCGTTGCGACAAGCCAGCTAGAGTTGGCCAGAGTCGCAACAATCGCGTCTCGCTTCTCCGGAAAGGTCATGGAGGCATTGTGAAAATACTCTGATACATCCACTGTGTGAAGCCACTCGGTCATCAGTCCTCCTCATACCAAGCATCTCGCACGAAATCCTCTTGCATGAGTGCCATTACGATGTTGTCCGCCAGCCTCTCACCAGGCACGGAGGACACGAATACACACTCGTTACCCAGGCCATTGCGAAACCACACGGTGTAGGTCTGCCCCATCGTCTCTCCTCCGATTAAGGGGTGGACAGGCTTCACTTCCCAGCACCTCTACGCGGTACCTGTCCGGCTGCCGTATATCTTCTGTATGGCTAGAGCCTAGCTGACCTGGCAGCATCTGTCAATGCCACGCAGTGACTTCCCTCAAAGGAGGAACTTCCCTCATCTGCCTAGACCGGCAGATATCTAGAATTTCCACAATGTCCCGGTATGGGCGCTCGTCCCACGTTCCCACCTTAACCAGGTCCGCAGTCCCCCGTTCAATCCCCATCAGCTTCGACCAATGGGTGATGTGGATTGAGTTGTGGGGGACGGCCCGATTAGCCTTATAGTACACATACTCAGAGTATGAACCTGCGAGCACGAATACTCGTTCGCTGAAACCGGGGTGTTCACTTAGCGCCATTTGTACTCCTGTGCAGCCTTGTCTACAGCGGTTAGCACTGAGACTACCTCGTCTACAGACAAACCGTAATGTGATGTCATGCCTTGAATGACCTCCACCGCTCCGGTAAAGGGCCCCGACTGCTCGGCATCGTCTTCTTCGAAGACGCTACAAGAGCATCCTGAGTCGTGCAGGACAAAGAAGAACCCTGAAGTAGTGTCTTGATACACCCTTGAGATAGACCAACTGTAGTCCCACTCTCCAACCTCGGTGATCTTGACCCAGTTTACGGGAACACTCACTGGTTAGCCTCTCTGTAAGCTTGACCAATTTCTTCAGCTGTCTTGTGATCGTCCGGGTGGTGTTTCCTGCACACTACGTATGTAGTGCCTTCCACAGCATGCCTCCCCACGCGCATACATCCTCTCGCATGGCAGTTGTGTTTGCGGGCCAGGGTATACCAGGCCCCGAACATGGGAAGGCACCCGGCAAAGCCAGACCAAAATCCGTACCAGTATCCTGATACGTTGTCTATGCCGAGCAGGTGCGCTATCCACATCAGTCATCTACTCCGGGCATCTTCGGCTTCCCCTCGAACGCCTCGTCGTCAGCTAGTGGTTCTGCGTCCACTCGGCCGATATCGTAGGTGTCGCCATCCGGCCACTCGAAGAGATCAGCGGGTAGGGTTACTGCTTCGTACTGCCCCGGGAAGTGCACAGGGCGTCCACACGTGCGGCGCTGGTTAGGATCGATATCCAGCCCATCCGAGGTACTTTCTGAGAACCAGTGCCCGCAAGCAAGTACAACAATCCAGTCAGCCATCAGTAACCCCTAGGAGAACGGTTCGGGTCGAACTGTTGGACCTTGGCCGCTAGGTCGTGCCCGTCGTGGGACACCCCATAGCGAGATACAACGTAACCCATGGCTGCGGCGATGTTGGCCACAGGGTCATAGATCATGTTCGAGGTTCCAGGGCAGTGATTCGACGCAAAGGTCTGCGGAATGGTCTGTAGTAGGCCTCGGCTGCACTGATAGTTCACCAGGCGCCCGCCGAGGTTGCCCGAGGGGCTACCATACCCGTCTCCGTAGTCATTCACCATCGAGTAGCCCGATGGCGTGACGTTATTGGAGTCATTGGTATTGCACGCGTTCGGGTTTCCGCCGGATTCGCGTCCGATGGCTGTGTGGCATCCTACAGTCCAGTAGTTGACCGCTGTAGGGTCTGTGATACCCCGCGCTGCGCAAGCTGCGGCACACCAAGAGGTGATAGTGCCCCCGGATACGTAGCGTGCAAAGGACAGACCTGTTTTGTTGTTCAGGCCTGACGAGGATATCCATCCGCTCGAAGGCGGCGGCACGCCTAGGCCCCACTGCCCCTGATTCAGCGCGTGCTGAAGTGCCAGGACCGTCGCATGTAGCCACGGTACCTGTCCAGTTACGGGGGCGCCTAGCTTGCTCTCCAGAGCTTTTGTCGTCACGGGCCCTACGATGCCAGCTGGAGAAGGCACGACTCCCATAGTATAAAATTGCAAGGCCTTGACAGTGCCAACATCTAAGAGCCCTGTGTCGGGTACTCCTAGACCGTACTGCAAGGCCTTGATTGTCGCTGAGCTTAAAATCCCATCCTCAGGGATGGGGGTGTCTACGTTAGTCGTCCATCGATACATTGTTGTTCTCCTCTTGCCACTCGCATGCGTACTCGCATGAGTAGTCCCCACAAGAGCATCTTACACAATATAAATCGGGTGGGCACCCCTCTTCGCAGGGTACCCACACGTGATTGTATCCGTCTTCATCCTTCATGTAGCCCTAGTCAGACTCGAACTGACAACCTTCGGAACCTAAATCCGACGCCTCTGCCAAAATTGGGCTATAGGGCCGCGCGGTAGGGCTTTACCAGGCCCACACTGATAGCCTTAACCGGCTTGAGCTATCAGCGTACCCTACCTAGAACCTTGGTGCTGCGAGAGGGATTCGAACCCTCATTCAGCGGAGTTTAAATCCACTCGCTTTGCCGTTAGCGCATCGCAGCGATGCCACCTAAGAGATTCGAACTCTTATTCACTGACTTTTGAGATCAGCCGCTTTGCCGTTAGCGCAAGATGGCTAGCTGAACTCTTGGTCGCAGAAATCGAATCCGCCACAGTCGAAATTACCGTACTTTACAGGATCGAAGTATGGGCCAGTTATGCTAGGACCGTGGTTCACTAGATGGGACATGCCATTCTGCTTCAGCATGATCTTTTTCAGAAGAGAAAGCATAGACCATTCCGCGCCGTACTCGTCAACGATCTTACCACCATATACCAACTCCATCCAGTTGACGAGAGCATGCTCCCGGCCCCACTCTGGGTCAGCTTTAAAAGAGAACTTCCATCCCATAGAGGACTTCCCTATGTGGACGCGCTCTGTAGCAGTACAATGCTCGCAACAACTATCCGAGGTCTTCTCTACGTAGAAGTTAGTTCCCAATCTTCGACTCCTGTGGTAGTAGTTTAGTGCGGCGCCGGGCGGGACCAATCTCACTCTGCTGTGAAACCCGCGCTGAGTCAACCTCGTCAAGCCCTTTCGGTACCTACGCAAGTTGTCAGCCGTTAGACCCGATCTTACCTGAGACTCGACCGTACTACAGCGTTCAGCTTCACACAGTACGCTGCCAACTGCGAGTCCCGGCACGATCTGCTACCTTCCGACCCCTGAGATCGTTCAGAGGGGACAGGTCACCGGAACTAGAGCCACATGAAGGATTTGAACCCTCGACCGTCCGCTTACAAGGCGGATGCTCTACCCCTGAGCTAATGTGGCAATCGGAAGGTCGGCAGGTACACTAGGCAGCTACCCCTAGCTTCACCGACCCAGGGCGGACCGGGCAATAATCCCGAATCACTTCCTCTATAAAAGCCCTGGTCTCAACCTACTGAGACTAAACACGGTAGGCCGTGCTCCTTGTGAACGCTACAGGATTTGAACCTGTGACACTCGCCATGTAACGGCGATGCTCTGCCAGACTGAGCTAAGCGTCCTTACGACCGATGCACGGATGCCAAATTCCGTCTCTGATGCCCTTGGCTAGGGGAATGAGCATCGGTCTTTTGTGTGATGGGCTGACTTCCGCACGACCGCGCGCCCATACCAGCCTGTACCCGTAGGGTTACCTGGGTAGCACCACTACTTTATAAGGTGTGACAGCCATTTCCGAATAAGGGTCAACGCTTCCCAGCCTCCTGGTTCGCCTGCATCGGCACTTCCCAGTCAAACAGCTCCGCTCGCCTCGACATCGGTTTTCTGTCTGCAATAAGTGTGAGTGGCCTGTCTTGTAATCCAGGCAGCCCCCTAGTCCCGCGCGTTGGTTGGGTGGCACTCACTATGAAAGCCCTTACCTGTGGTAAACCCGGGCTCTCCTGCGTCCGATGACCGACTCTTGCATCTGCATCACCGCGCGGTTCTTTTACCACATCCTATCCCCGCTCTAACGCATTGTCTGGATAGCAAGATTCGAACTTGCGCTCTCCGCGTCCCAAACGCGGCGCCTTACCAAGCTTGGCCATATCCAGGCGGTATGAGACCAATGCTAGTAGCCTCATACCTCATCTTGTGATCAGAATATACCGTCTGATGAGCGGTATTCAGTTGTATCCATAGCTTACTCAAGTGTCTTACATGGTCACTCCTCAGAACGACAACATAGATACTCAAAGTTGCTACCATCTGTAGCGCTGGCCTACCAGGACTCGAACCTAGACTGAGGGAACCAAAATCCCTTGTGCTACCAATTACACCAAAGGCCATAGAACCCCCGGAGGGGTCCATCCGGTAGACCGCGCATAGTGGGTCATACCGTCAATCTGCTGACTCCAATCAGATTGGACGCGAGGAGTCAGTCCGCGCCGCTGAGATAGCAGGGATCGAACCTGCGACCTAGAGATTAACAATCTCCCGCTCTGCCGACTGAGCTATATCTCAATGCGGTAGTGCTATCCAGTATCACACGCTTGCATGCATCGGGTGCGCTTCCTGGTAGCTAAATCCCACCCGGGAACCTACCTAACCCGCCGCTAAACGGGTGTACTACTGGATAGGCGCGGGGGCTATTTCGCTAACGCTGTGGGTACGGCGTGCCCGCTCCGGGTTTTCTTCATCCAAGACCCCCACTGTTCCTAGGGGTTGCAACCCCGTCACTGTCTAGCCTTGAACTAGCCTATCCATGGCGGAAGGGAGGAGGGTCGAACTCCTACGGGTCTTAACCCTACCTGTTTTCAAGACAGGCGCCGCCGCCGACTATCGGCTGGCCCTTCCTAGGTTTCTTTTGTCAAGGATCTCACTTCTGAGGGGATCATAACCTACGCCCCACGCAGTGTCAAGTCAGAGGGTCCGTCCATCGACTACCTCGACACGGAACGGCGTCTCTCGGAGGATGGCTCTCATCGTGCCATCCTCTGCGGCACAATCGTACGCGTACCCGTCCACAACCGTAAAGTACGGATCTGGGGCATGTACTTTGATCAGCACACTGCGAAACGCATTCAACTGTTGCTGTGTCGCCGGACAACGGTAACCGTACCGTTCCGCCTGCTCTACGATGTGGCGTGTCAGATACTTGCGTTGCGCCACACGCGCCATCAGCTTTCTCACCGCTTCTTCTTCTTTGCCAAACGGTACACTACGTAAAATACCAGTGCAAGAACGATGATCTCCACCATTACATCGCCTCCTCTCTCCAACGCGATAGCCCTAGTCTTGCACACAGACCTCGATCTGTCAAGAGTTAGCCCCAGATCCTCGGCCGTCTAGGGATCTGGGGCATCCACTCTTCTTATATCACCGTTTCGTATGAGGTGGTTGAGGTTACTGCTCATGGTTGTTGTTCATCACCCGGCCCCACGCGATCTCATTCCCTTCCAAGTGGCGATACCCGTACACCACTTGAGTTTTCAAGCCTCGTACGCTGTCCTTTAACAGAATCGCGCGAACCGCGTCGTCTGCGGCGGTCACAGCGGCTAGGTAAGCTTCCTTAAGACGCGTCGAGTGCGTCTTTTTGTCGCCTACTTCAAACTCCATTGTGATTCGCAGTACTTTGCGAGCTGCCGACTCTGCTACCTCGTCCAGATCGTCCACTTCCGGAACGAGCATCAGGTCTTCGCTGCCATCTTCTGTGTGAGTTCATTTTGTCTCCGATGTTCAGTAGAGAGTGTCGGTGCCTCTCTGTTACAACCAACGTACGCACAGCTACTATGGCTGTCAACCGGTCGGTAACCATTTTCAGGACATAGATGCACGCAAAGCAGCGGCGCCCCAGCTCAGAGAGCTAGAGCGCCGCTAAAAGAAGATCCTGAAGCACCTATTACATCAGGTCCCTTGCTGTAAAGTACCCCGCTGTTGCAAGTATCGCGGGGATGTATCCCCACCAACTTAGAAAGCCTAAACAAACAGTGAACCACACAGTGATTATCGTTGTCGTCAGCAGGTTTCGAGCTGCTATGCGCATCCTGCTACGCCGCTTATCGCGTTCTATGGACTTAGCAAGCTGCCTGACCAGGTGGTCATACTCGCCGCCATGGAACGCAGCTTCAAACTTGTCGCCCATTACGTGACGTTCAGGTTAGCGTAGTACAGGTATGTCTGATAGGTATTCCAGTCTGACCCGCAGAACCACAGGGAAGTGCCAGAGGACAGCGGGTGAATCATCGGGGCGTAAACGCCATCCGGCTGTTCCGCGCTGTCCGGCCAGATAGTCATCTTGTTAGACCAGGGCCCCGTGGGAGTCTTAGCCCACCGGAATACAGTGTTCTGCCCCGGGTCATCGTGATAAAGCATCATCCAGACATTGAGCAGATCATCGTAGCGAACCGACATTTCGCCCACTGGCCCTTGGACCAGCACCCCTACATCTGCCGGGTTGGTTGACCATGTGCTACCGGTCCAGTATTGATAAGTTGATTTCGTGATCGGGTCTTGCGTACGTGCCAGATGCACGTTCCCAGACCTCGCTGATTCAGTCATGAACCGGTAGATGTATGGATCCCCCGGCACACGCCCGAACGTGGATTGCTGGAACTTGTCAGAGTACTGAGCATTGTTATCCCATGACGCGTTAGACCTGAACCAGGTCTTGCCTCCGTCGATAGAATAGGCAGTGCCCCCGAGTCGCGTCACGTTCTGGTCTGTGTGATGCAGAGCAAACGACACATAAGACAGCACGTCCAGGCCGTTAGGGGCCCACGATGGATTAGGGGGGTACGTCGGCATCCAGATACCGCCGGTCGGTACCACACCATCCTCGACCCCACTCTGAATCGGCAGGATTGCCGTACGATCGGAGTTGGAATCCACGTTGAACCCGGTGAACGTAACTCCGCCCCGGAAATCTACGTACGTAGAACGCCCGAGGCAGTTGGGCCGATAGTCTGTGCCCACCGGACCGGAGAACGGAGACGGTTCCTGGACGGTCTGGAAGTTGTCCCCGAACACATGGAATATCTGGCCATTGCGGCTCGCCCACATGCACCCGAGGTCACCTCCTCCCAACTTCCACTTTGCGGTGTTGGGTCCCGTAACCTGAGCAACCTTGACAGCTTGCTGAGGAACGACATTTGAAATGCTCATAGATCTTCAATCTCCCGTATGATCTTTAGGCCCTCGTCAACGAGAGCACGCATCTTGAGCGGATCGCCCCACGCTCGGCTGTACCGCTCGCCTAGACGACCGTTCGGATCCTCGTCTGTCTGGCCATCCCACAACCTGTGGTGACGGCGCCCTTTGGGCTTGTGGTAGAACGTGAAGACGTTCCGATCCAAGGTACGGTGGCGAGTATAGAGCGTGTCCAACGCCATGACAAATGCCACGTCGTCAACGCCCCAACCACGGCATCGGGGTTCCATCCCCCCGACCTCCCAGAACGCTTCAGCTGGCATGATCTGGATCAGAGCACCGAAGTTATGCCCGATTCCGGACTCATCGCAGTTCTCAATGTCCTGATTCTCAAAGAACAGTTCCTCGGCCCACCCATTCGGCGGGTGAATCCAGAACGGGTTCTCATCCAGGATGCGCTCGGATGCGCACTTGGTTAAACGGTATAGGTGGCGATAGGGGATGTACCAACGGCGCTTGTGGCGAGCCCGCGCCACCCGGATGCGGTGCGCTGCTTCTGTGATAACCTCTGGGTTGATCCAACAGTCAGCGTCAAGGATGACGTAGATGTCCCCTGACGCTCGTCTGGCAGCTTCGTTCACTGCCATAGTCTTGGAGAACGGTGTCCCGTCGTCTGTCCCGACCAGGAACTGAGCCTCTGGTAGTCGCCACTCATAGAACCTTTGTAGCCAGTCCCAGATCTCCTGTCGTTCCGTCCCATCTGACCGGAACGGTACGATGACTGATATACCGCGACCCTTATCGAACGGGTTGCCCATCTAGTAACTCCTTGCTTCGGACGCGAACGCTTCGAACGCATCTATCAGTTCGTCTCTCCGGTCGTTAACCCGGAACCTACTCGGTTTGGACGTTACACCAACTTCAAACTTATGTCCAATGGATGCGTGATAATCTCTGTGCTTGAGATCCCCGCCTTCCTTGTCAAGCCGGGAAGCCCACTCGAACCGGCGAGGGATGCCGAAGGCATCGGCTAGGATCAGGCCATGGAGAGACGACGTGATGATCTTGTGGCAGGATCCGATGGCTGCGATAACTTTCAAAGGATCCCAATGCGGATAGATCTTCACAGGGTTGTACTGATCCCACTCAGTACGCTGAGTCAAGTCTTGATCAGACCAGTGAGGCAGAATGCCCAGAGTATGTTTCTTGGTTTGCGGAGGCACCAACTCATCGGCCAGTAGACCAGGGTCCCCTAGGGCGAAGTCTCCACGTATACCCTTGGCTGTGATAGGACCGCGCAGAGCCCATACTTTCGCGTCCTTAGGCACCTCGTCGTGAGCGAACAGCTTCCCTGATCCTAAGATGTGGCCACTCCACCATGATGAGGCATGCCCGAGGATAGATCCTGTGGAAATCAGGTCCGCCTGATTAACAGGCGCCCACTCTGTCTCAAGCTCAACATAGTGTCTTAATAGGTACGGGGTGAGTAGATCACCGAAATTTGGCTTGTCTTTCCACCAATAAGATCGCAGCATGCTAACTCTCTCGTTTAAAACTGATTTTACACAAGTCTATCTGATTTACTGCACAAAATACCCCACACACAGAGAAGGCCGCGTGTGGGGTATTTCGGAGCGGGGTGTCACGCCATGTCCCAGCCGAAGCGAGAGAGAAAGCCAGGACATGCACCTCTAGGCTCTGGAAACGAGAGTACCACAGTCGCTGTGACGCTGTCAAACGGCAGTCCCGGTATCAGCTCTCATCTTCTCTAAGTGAGACCCTACGCTCATACCAAGCCAGAACGCGGGATCGTTTCTCACCAGTTCTACATCAATACCTAGATGCTGAATGAACCATGCGCGACTTTCAGGGTAGACCGCTGAATCTAGAAGCTCGCTTGTGGAAGTCGATTCCGCTATTGTGGGAGTGGTGTGTAGTGCGTAGGGCTTGACAGATCCCTTAGTTGTGTTGGTCATTGTCGCCGCCCTGGTGATCGAAGTGGGTTGTTATCTCCCATGATACTACTTTGCAATCCCGCCGCCAACCATAATCACTGTGTTGGCCATCTTATACATGTCTTTACGTTTGGCAGAGAACTTATAGAGGGTGACCTTAGCCGGATAGCCTACGCTCAGGCATCTGTTGAAGTCATCCAGCCATTCCGCGTCTTCCCGTACCACAGGCCCTAGCAGGCGCACGATCTCATCGAAGTACCCCGATGCCTGGTCGAAATCCTCGCATTCATACCAGGACATGAAGCTGATGTCATCAGGTATACCAGCTATTTCGCAACTTACTTCGTATGACCCCGCGTTCTCTTGAGCGGGAGTGACCATGACTACGTAACACGTTCTCACATAAAGTCCTCGCTTCCCTGCCAAAAATCTAAGAGACTGATATTAACCCAAGTCATGACGTGATGTCAACGGAGGTTGGATGTTCGAAATGGTTAACGGGCTGCGCCGCCACCCTGATACCGGTATCGCTGTTCCCCCTACTCCGGCTGAAAACCAGGACACCCCGCCGCGAAAGGGAGTGCATCCGTGCGTCTGCGTACGTAAGCACTCTCCCATGTACTACACAACTCGAAACTTT